TCATCTCTCCAAACTTTGCCAAATCTTTACCAAACAAAGTTCTGTCAACTGTCCTGTGATTAAACAGGATATTTTCTCTTGCTGCTTCTTCTACTGTCTGTTTCATAATCAAAATACTATTTTAAAATCCTTTCCTTTTAATGTAGGAAGCCTGTCTGTAACAAACTTCTCCAGTTCCTCTTCGTCTATCGGGAACAACGGGCAGTATTGGTATCTGAACGTATGTATAAACCGCCCGTCAAGCATTACATCAAAAACCAGTGTTTTCATATCTTGTTCACTTTTGTCCATAAACTAAACTCGGTATAGAGATATTTCCATTTATCCCTGTAACGGTATTTGTCGTTAGGATATCGGCAATGGACACAATAATCCGTCTTGTATAATACTTCATATATTACACCCCTGTGTTCAAACAGTTCGTCTATGTCAAGGGTTCCTACTTCCACCTTTTCCATCATCATAAACAAAAAATTGTGTAAATAATAACAAATATGAAGTAAGATAATGTTATAATCACCCACTTCCAAAACTTATATTTATCCCTTTTTAAGCCATATATGAATGTGGTCAATACAAGAGTGATAAATATAAAGTATATTGCAAAGCTGATTCCGTAAAATGTGTTCACTTCCTCTTCCTCCTATGTGTTTTAGGGTTCTTGTTATTTTTTCTACGTTTCGCAATTTGTTTTCTGACAAACCTATCGTCCTTGATACGGCATTTGGTTCTTGGTTCATGGATATAAATCCAATTACTTTCACCAACAACAGGTTTATCAAAATTCGTCAGAATATGCGTTTTATCACCATAACCAATACTATCCTTATCTGTTACTATAACAGCATCACAATCACTGTTTCTAGCTTCCTCAACAGAATCATAACGTTCAAGGGAATATCCTGTTTCCAATTCTTTTAATAGAGGGTATTCGGATGAATTTATCATTGAACCAACAACAGCAATTTTCTTGGTCATATTTTATACTTTTTATAGTTCTTACAATACTTGGGTGTTTTTCTAGCCGTTATTCTCTTTTGTAAAGCCATGCAATACATAAACGGACGAATAACGCACTCACTACAATGTGCTCCTAAATTCATTATTTTTGCCATAATAATTACTCCTTTACCAGTTCTATCGTAGGGCATTGACAAGACCAAACATATAAGCCCATCTCCGACATGGTTCCATCTTTCTTCACCTTGTTAAACAATGGTTCAATATTGTCAAGAGAATTAATCCTATAATCCTTGACATAGGCATATCGTTTTGATTCATTAGTAGTAATACACACCTTGCTTCCGATAGGATACTTCACATTGGATTCAATATACTCCTTCTTTAATTTTATCATTTCGTTCTTCAATTCGTTTATCTTTGAATTGATAATTTCTTTCTTTGATTTAAATTCTTCTTTATTCATATACACAAACGTTTAACATTCAGACAAAATCTGTAACACAATAAGCCATACAATGACAATCATCAATCGTCCAACATATTTCCACATATAGCTTTCATTATCATAGCAAAAACAATTCCAAAAAGCATAAATTCACTCCTTCCTAACATTATTGTCCACCCACCTCATTGCGCCCTTTAGCGCATCAGTTGTAGACCTGTAAAACATATCAACAAAGAGATCCATCCGTTCACCTTTTATTATTCGGTACATGAAGTTTTTTTCTCCTGTGACCTCTATTGTACAGCCTTTATAATATGCAACGTATTTTTTTCTCATACGGCAAAGATATAGTTTATTTGTTTTCCAACAACTTTTTATTAACTTTTATTAAGCGTTTTTCCCAGTCGTTCAGATCTACACCCGTCTTAATCTTCTCCATAACCGAAGCTATGTCAAAAGATTTGCATTTTTCATACAGATCACTCATTGTCGTTCCTTGTATGATAACTCCGTTCTTTTCCCCGGAAAAATATCCGTCAACACTCTCTATTACATCCCATTTCCGCCCTTCCAGGATGTATTGTTTATTGTTCGTTCCCATTATATTTAGCTATTATATTATTCATTTCATTGTTCTTGGCTTCCGTAAGCCCTAATTCGGATATATTTTGAAGCGCAATTTCGCATTGTTGGCTAATGTATGAGATTTCATCGGCATCAATATCACGGCTATCGTATATAAACGCTTTCGACAGCTTGATGGCAAGACCTTGACACACATCCCCGGCAACTTTTTCGGCTGCTATAATGTTAGAGCAAATAATTTGCTTAATACTTAGTTGTTTGTTCGTTCCCATATTCTTTTGTTTTTAAGTTAGTAATCAAGTTCATTTGAAAGTCTTGTGTATTTGTTAATACTATCTCTGTATGATTCAAATAACGGACAATCTTTCAACATAGTAATTTAATGCGAAAGAATACTTTTTCTTTAGTTCATTCTTACTTTGTTGTTTATCGAAGTATTCACTACATGATGATAGGCTTAATGATAATAAAGCCAAAATTGCAATTCGTTTCATAATGATTATTTTTAAATTAAATGATACTTACAAGTTTTTCAAATGAATATACCCCATGAAGTTTTCCTAACTCTTCTTTATGACGCAATATAACACGCCACGGGTAAATTATTTCATTTCTGGATAACTTTCTTTACCCCCTTTGAACTCCATCAGTTTAACGCAATAGTTGTTGAATAGTATTTGCGCCTGTCTGTCAGTAGCTAACAACTTGAATGTACTTTCCATGTCTTTTTATTTTTAAGTTAATAAATAGTTCCCGGCGGCGGTGGCGATCCGCTTGTTGTTCTCCACGCCGGGAAAATATTTCACATTATTTCCGCTTTATCTTAACTCTCTAAACGAAACAGTTTCAAAATCACTCTTAACAATCTCTATCTGTACAGGCTTAACAAAGCGGTCCAATTCCTTGCGTATCTCTCTCATTTGTTCAAACGGTACGGTTACAATGTTTCCAGCAACTAACAAATTGCGTAAAATGCTATCTAAATTATTGTATATTTTTATAAAAATCACAATACATACCGTACAGATCTATTATATCTGAGTCGGTTAGTATTCTCTTTAAAACTCTTATTACTCTAATTACTCTCATTACTTGTTCAAATATGATTTAGGAAGCAAAGGGAAAACTCTTAACACTTCATTAAAACGCACGTTCCCAAACTTTTCGATATATACGGAAAAATAACGTTCACTCCGCCTACGATCAATATTTATGCAGCTAGGTACGTCCTTTCGATTTAACGTTTTATAGTCGTTTGCGTGCTCTCTTACAAACTTAATCAATTCGGGCGTGCTCTGTATAGTTTGATTATGTTTTGTGTCCTGGTGCCGTTATGATACGCTTGTTTAACCTGTTTTTCGGGTAACTTGTGCCCGTCATAGCTTTTCCAAAACTTAATATTTTCCTTAATAAGGTCCAATGTATTAATACTTCTACTAGCTTTAAACGTTCCTATCTTAATACTTTCGTTTTCAAGGATAGGATATAATTCTTTTTGTAAGTTTTGTTTTTTCATAATACTAATTATTTAGATAATTCGTTTAACACTTCGTTGAGATTTGGTAACACCCACGTTTTTAGGTATAATTCCAGTCTTTCCCTAACATAGTTTGCTGTTTCTTCGTCAAACGTAGGGCAATCGCCTGGTACTATTGGTTTTTGAAAGCATGCTACCTTATTATTATTCATTACATTGCTTACCTTGGTAATTGCCTCCTGTAATTGTTCTTTAGCGTATTTCTTTTTCATAGGTCATTATAACGGTTTAATTGTTCATGAATGAATTGAATATGTGTTTTTTGCTCATTCAACGACAAAGAATAAAATTTGTTTTCGCTTATAATCTTACATTTGTTGTCTTTGCAATATCTTTTAAAATCTTTTTCCGTGCCGTTCCCAAAATTGAAAGCTAGTTTAATTTTTTCATTGCACCAAACAGAGTAGCCACCGTCTTGTATAGCTTCATTGATTGATTTATACCGGCGGCCTGATATACCGCCGCTAAAACTGTCAATAGTAAATTGTATCATAATTATGTTGTTTTTTATAAATGATTAATAGGTAAGTTCCGCCAATACGTCCGTATTATATACGGGTAACTGTTTTAAGTATCTGATACGTCCGTCTAGGGGTGTTTCCGTGATAGTTAGCCCTAGTAGCTTGTATAGTGGTGCATCTATAACGGCTTTTTCGAGTTCCTGTATTTCCTTGTATCTTTCCGATCCAGTTTGCATTCCGTTCGGACCGTGGTAAAACTGTTTAAAAAACTAGTGATCCTTATGCCTTAATATACAACTATATGTTATATCTTCTATTGTTGCTCTATACGATTTACATATATATGGGTAATATATCGGTATTGGTTGATATCTTTCATTACAGGGTTTTATTTGCCCTTTATTAGCGATTATTTATATAGTATTGCACACCATCAAGAATGTATTTGGCATGTTCCCGGGCCGCTTCCTGTTTTTCCTGTCTGGTGGGTGTTATCCCGTCGTACTTGTATAACAGTTTGGCGGCCTCTCTGATTATGGTTTTCATTGTGCTACAATTTGCAAGGTATTCTAATTGTGGTTGTACACCTTTGTTCGCTTTTTTGATCACACAGCTTTGCAACCATGATGTAATATTGTATATCTCACTTGTATTACGTATATACATTGCAAGTAAATTAGGTATGTCGTTTCTTCTTTTCATAATGTTACGTTTTTAATTGTTATTGTTTATGTTTTTCGATATAATCAGTTACCCGTATTGATAGATACAGGCAACATAATAGTATTAATGTTTCGATCATCGTTATTTACTTTTGATTTTTCCAAACTCTATAATCATTATCACTTTCAAAACACATATAACCGCCAAAAACCTTGGCAACATGTGCAGGGGTAAACGGGCAATTTTTAATTGCCCGATACCTTGTACTAACTTGTGCAAAAAACGTTCTCATTCCTCTTCCCTCCTTTCCATTTCATCCAAAACTTCCGAAATTGCTTGCCCTAACAGGTAACAGCGTATAGTTACGTCACATGATTCCGCGCCTTTTTCCAAATAACTCATATCGCAACCGAACTCCGTTAACGCTTCACTTAACAGATCCCAATTGTGACACAAGTATTCCTCAGCCGTCCAAGTGTTAAAGGTATAAGATCCTGATGCGTTTCCCGTTACACTATCACATGTAAACAGTGTATCGTTGAGATCTTGTTCCACTTCGTCCCGGTTTTCGGAGGTTACCACTATTCCGTTCTCATTGATATAATTCAAAACATCTTCTCTAACCGCTGCAAAATAATCGTATCTTTCCATAATTGTAATATTTAATTTGATTTATACTAATTCCCATTCCTTTTTTACAAAGCCTTTAAAGCTGCCAAACGATTTTCTAAACGCTGTTAACGCTTCTTTCTTCGTATTTCCATAATAGCAATAACGCGCTTCATTTATTCTTTCATATCCTTTAAAATTTATCTGATTCATAACTTTTGTTTATGAATTCTCATAGCTTATCCCAGTCGGTGCCGGAAATGAATATCACAACACCGATCAACCAATTATATAAGGTTTTTTCATTGGTATATATTCCATCCCGTTGAGAGAGTAGATAGGTAGGAAGTATCTGAACGAACCGTTTCCGGCATTATAAAACCCTTTGAAAACGAAGTCAGCCGGAGAAGCATTATTAATTATCTCAAGCTCTCTATACCCATATACGTTACTTTCTCCATTCTTCTTAATGAACATCTTTAACCAGTTCAAGCCCTGAACGCCTTGTTCCTCTGTCAATGGGATACCGTAACCATCTCCGATACTTTCCAACCAATCGTAATCTATAACATCTTTTTGCTGCTTGTTAGATCGGTTCTTTAATAACTGTAATTGTTGTTTAGTAATTACACCGTTTTCTTTAATCTCTGAAAAAATGCTTTCTAAAGTCTTCATAATGATATAATTTAAATCGTTAATAATTTCCCATTCATAATGTATAAGTTTATATTGTGTTCTGTATCTATACGGGCTTACAACCGTTACCAACCACACCAACCACACCAACCAGGCTATAGATGGCAGCTACATTACAATATGTGCGTATCGTATGTTTTTACGGCTTATATATACCGACCAGTATTAAGGCTTATGTATAGGATACAGATACGCGCATACATTAATATTATATCGTATCAGGAGCTAATCACATATCGCACTAAAACATTATCGCCATTATCTAACATTCCGTGCCTCTGCATCGTGGCTAGCTACACCGCTATTTATATTCCGCTTATCCTGGTTTGCGGATCTGTACTATACTGTCACTATAGCAAGCTGTTTCAATACGTCAAGTATCTATTTGTCCTTCCGACACTGCAAACATACAGCGCTTTTGATTAGGTTGTATATTTCATTAACGTTAATTATAAATTAAGCCCGTTTTTTCCAAAATAAATACTTTTTATATGCATATTTTAAATTAATATTGCATAATATTAATAGATCAGACCGCGCAAGACCAATATTATGTTTAATTTCAAGATTTTTCAATGTTAATTTATGTTAAATTTGTTTGTAAGTGTCTGGTAATCAAGGAATTACGAAATCTTCGTAGAAGTCACTTGTAAAGATATTTTATTTGTAAAGATTTCGAAATTCGATTGTCGTAGAAAAGAATTCTTTTTTATTTACAAACATTGAGAATCGCGGTAAATAAACGTGCGTAATTGCCTGTAAATCAGTACCATACCCCCTTTTGTGGGGGCTTCGCGTCGGGTGTGTCGCTCCCGATAATTTTTTTTTCTGAAAAATTTTTTTTCTCCAAATTTTGCTCGGATGGCTGATTTTGCGGTTTGGATGTGTATTTTCGGTAGTTTTCAACAAAATCGGATAAATATTTACATAAAAAGTTACGAAAATCGTAGGTTTTTTGGTGTGTTTCGTAGGTGTGGTTGCATTTTTTATGTCTTTTTTTGCAGTATAAGTTATTGGTTTACAGTATTCTTCGTTGATTTCGTCGTTTTGATATGTATCTATACTAAATTACGTATGCAGTTTTGGTGTCTGTATTTGTATGTGTTATGTATGCATTGTGTATGTATATGTATTGTAATAGAGTATGTAAGGTGTACGTGTATGTATATGTTGTAAATATATATTACTTTTAACATTTAATATGCTATTTAATAGAGAGCAAATTTTTTACGATTAACGATTCAATTTTTTTTGACAAGTATAAAACGTTGAAAATAAGCTGTTTAGTCGTTAATTTTTGCGAGTTTTTTGACAAGTGTTGAAAAACGAAGAGTTTACGAAGTCTACGAAAAATCAACGAATTTCGTAGGTTTTTTACGAATTTCTCCGAATCAATTAGTTGCATATGCAACTATCGGTGTTGAGATTTTTTATTTTATGTTAAATTAAGTCAATTTTACATTTCTTAACGTAGAAAATAATAAGTAAATAAAAAATTATAGTTAAATCATTTTAACTAAAATGAGAAAAATTATGACAAAAATAAAAAATAACAACAATCAACATTTTTTACTTTTCCTGTTCAAAGCATACTGTGGACGTGAAAGTAAAAAATCTTGTGTAAAAGAAGATAAACTATCTTTCTTGACACGTATTTGTTAACCACGTAAACATTTGCAGTTAATTAATTTAACTATTTGTTTTCGTATTGTTTTTTGCTATATATTTGCAGGTGAAATCAGATAAAATGTGTGTGTAAAGATGGAAGAAGAAATAGAGATTAAACTTAGATTGCCCGAATCAAGGCGTGTCGTATGCCTGTCCGATGCAATGCCCGACAGGGAGCGTTGGTACAAGGGGATGAGGGTTCAGACACGGCTGTTCGGGTGGGTTACGCTCGTTAACGTTGCGGACAGACAGTGTTTCCTCAAACTTGACGAGCCGTTGAAGGACGGTACTAGGACGGTTCTTGTGTCGGAAGCGTCCTTCATAAAACGCGTGCCCGTACCTTTAACTGCAAAGTCTATGGCTGCACAGGTCGCTGGTGTCAGCGTGGAGGGTGAGGTGCTGGAGTACGAGAGGAAGATGAAGGACAAATGGGAGAAGGATAGGAAGCGTATAGCCGAGATATGTGCAAGGTACGGGTATGTGCTTCCTTCCGAGTGGAAGCGGTCGTTAAGGAGATTTGCTTCGTGGTGCGAGGACCAGGTAAGACAGTACGGGCATATCGTGGATGCCGACTATCTCATGCGGCATGACACGTCCGTTGTGGGCGGAAGGAGCGTGGATGATCTAAGGTTCGTGCCCGATGTGGATATGGTGGATGGTACCGGGGCGAACGGGAAGCCTTCCGCCGCTCGCGTTTCACGGTGCGCGCTCATGCCGGGAAGCATTGTAACTGCCATACGTAACGCAGGGAACGAGATGGACAAGTCGGTGTCGTTGTGGCGGAACAGCTACTTCGTGAAGATGAGACGTTTCGGATATACGTTCAATACCTGCTGTGACGGGGCAAAGACACGTGATGATGCGTTCACATGGTTCAAGGACATTACCATACAGTACATGGCTGACCTTATAGAGTATTACGGGATAAGACGTGATTCCATCGTGTGCCGGAAGCTGGAGCACATCGCGGACGTGTATTCTTCGCTTGATGATATGGACGCACGCCCTGACATATCAACGGACGATTATGACCTGTATCCTGTTGTGATGTTCGGGAAGGTTGTGGACCGGGAGAAATCGGTAGAGAAAGGAGGGGAAGATGACTGTCGCTGAATCTGCAAAGGCTTCTTATGAATACATCCTTGATTCCGTTATGGGAAAGCTGGCGGACAAGGGTGGTGGTCGAGGTTTCCGTAAAGCAAGGGATGAAGGCGAGTGGAAACGTTCCATATCCGCTATGGTTGAGATGGATATAGCCGATGCGTGCAGGGAGTGCAATTTCAGACGGCACAGGAGCGGTTCCATCATGGCTTTTGACGGTAAGATATTCGTTCCCATGATGAAGGAGGATCTGATGCGCCTGTGTATGGATTTGTGCCGCATAAACGGTCTTAGCGAACTGTACATGACCGATACGAGCGAGCGTTTCTACCGTACCATCATAAAGAACGTGACGCATGAGATATTCAATCCCAAGCGTAACTTCATCACGTTTGACAATTGTGTCCTTGACACGGAAACGATGGAAACGTTCGATTTCTCTCCCATGATAGAATCGTGCATACGTATCAATATCAATTATGACCCGTTGGCGCGCAGCCCGTTGTGGGAGAAGTTCCTGGACGATGTGATTCCTGTGAAGGATACCCAGGATGCCTTGCAGGAGTTTGTAGGGTGTGCTTTTGTTGACAGGAAGAAGATAAAGATGGAGAAGATGTGTTACCTTCTCGGTTGTGGTAGTAACGGTAAGTCGGTGTTCTTTGACGCTGTTGTCAACGCGCTAGGGAAAGATAATGTTTCTTATATGGAGATGGCTGACCTGTCGGGTGACAAGTCTACGTGCGAGTACAATATAGCTATGATAAACGGCAAGCTGCTCAACTACGCTTCCGAGATGGGTGGGAAGGATGTGAGCGGTGGAAAATACAAGAAGTTCATTTCCGGTGAGCCTACTATGGCGCGCCTTCCGTTCGGTGAGCCTTTCCTTGCCGACATGATGCCACCGTTTATGGCCAACCTTAACAAGATGCCTTCCGTTTCGGACCAGACTTACGGCCATTTCAGACGCTCCCTTGTCATTCCGTTTTATCGTGTGTTCAAGGAATCGGAACAGGACAGGTCGCTTCCGTTGAAGCTGTCAAAGGAATCAGCTGCTATCATAAACTGGATCATAGAGGGTGCAAGACGGTTTGTTAAGAATAAAGGTGAGTTTACGAGAAGTTATACGATAGAATCCGTTACGGAGAATGCAAGACGTGATTCCAACAGTGTCCTGTCGTATCTTTACGATTCGGGGTATGATTCTTCGGGAGATATTGAGGAATCGGCTATTCGTGACCGTGACCTGTATGTTAAATACATAGCATACTGCAATGACTGTGGTGTAAGACCTTATAGCAAGAGAAAGATGGTTGACATGATACGCCAGGAAGGCTATTCCGTCACTTCCGCGTGGGATGAGAACAGGAATAGGCTGTTTCAGGTCGTATTAAGACGGAAGTATAATCCTGACGAATATCTTCTCCAACAGGCTGATGATATAATGAAGGAGGATTTGCCGTTTTAAGAGTGGTTTGTTTCGTATTTCTTATTTTAATATTGTTTAACCGTTATTGTTTTTACCATATTGCTTTAATATGTATTTTTGCTGAAAAATTTTATTGTGTATGGATAATAAAGAGATTATTTTATTTGATAGAAGTATTCGTGTTACTTCTGATTGGTATGTATGTGTGTCTGATGCCCAGTGTGCGATAAATGAAGCCCGTAACAGGGTTGGTTTGAAAAGGTATAATTTCAGCCAGTGGTTAAAGACGCTTTACGTAAGTGATATGGTTTGCAGTATTAATGAGAGCGGAAAGGATGCTTTCAAGGTTGAGTTTGACAATGGTTCGGGTAAGATAGAGCAGTATTGTCATTTTGGTGTGTTTGTTAATATGATTTTGTCGGCAAGCCCTGTTAGTGGTGTGCTTGACGATGAGGATTGGTTTAATGATTACGTTTGTGATGTATATTCCATTGACGGTCATGTTTATGAACACGCCAAGATACTTGCCATTGGCGGTTTGTGGCGTTATACTACAAAGAATGCCAGGTTCAGTGATGATATCCGTATGATGGATGATATCATGTATTCCGTTCCCGATGGTGACAAGGATGCCGTGTATAGCCTGTTCTTTGATTTGCTAGGTACGTTTTATTACAATTGGGAGTTTGCGTTGCGTTATGCGAAGAAACTTCTTTTAGGGGGTATGGAGGAATGATTATGAGGTGTTTTATTCGTTTTGTCATGTTTCTCATATATGTTGACATTGTATTTGTTCTTCTTGTGTTTATGGTTCCTGCCGAAATGGTGTACAGGTGGACGAGTGGTCGTAAGCCTGTAGGATATGTTTCATGTCTTTCTGAATTTCTAGGATATCCTGACGGTTATCGTTATACGTTGAGCGATTTCTTTAGGGATATAAAACAGGGATGGCGTAATTTTAAGTAGTATGGGTTCTATTGATTATGAGTATATATTTGCCAATCTTGACACCGTGCTTGGGCTTCCTTTAAGGCGTAGGGGTAAGCGGTGGACGTTGCCTGCAAGGATAAATCTAGAGAGCCATAGCAGGAAGGATAAGCTGGTTTTCTATATGAACAAGTCGGGCAGTATCACCGTTACCGAGCAGGGAGGTGATTCTGTCAACCTGTTTGACTTTCTCGTGTCTTATCTTCCCGGTTGCAGTAGTGCTTCTGATGCTTTTAGGATTCTGTCAAGCCCGGACGGTTGCAGGATGAGTTTGAAGGATTTCTACGAGAGGGAGTATGATTCGGGTAGACAGGAATCAAGGTTTGTTGATGTGAAGTATGTTGACAGGCTTAGCGATGTCGGGCATTGGAAGGGTAATAACCTGTACGAGTACCTTTCAGGTGTTTTCGGTGTTGATTCCGTTAATGATGTGTTTTCAAGGTATAAGGTAGGATGTCTTGGAAAGGAATCCGCTGTGTTCTGGTATTCTGATAAGGATGGTAACGTGTGCCATGATAACAGGATAAGATATGGGGTGAACGGTCACAGGAAGAAGGAAACCCATGCTTTCAGGAAGTTTACTACGGGCGAGGGGTTTACCCATCGTGGTTATTTTAAGCCGTTTTTAGTGGATTATTGCAGCGATGCGATAACTTGTATGGTTGAATCGGAGAAAACCGCTCTGATAGCTTCTATGACTTTTGGTAACGGTTTTATATGGACAGCTTGTGGCGGAATGAATCAGCTTGGAAATAAATTGCCAAAAAATGTTATTTTGTTCCCCGACTTTGATAATAAAGCTATATCTTTGTGGGGTGACAAGGGACGTGTTGCGAGATGGTGGGAATACCCTAGCCTGTCTTTTGGATTGAAGCATAACGATGATATCGGAGATGCTGTCATTAATAATTTGAATAGTATTAACGTTAAACAATTTAGAGAATGGATATTGAAGTAGGAATTGATTTTAAGGAAAATTTTCTTTCATTGCGTAATTATATCTCTTTGGGATTTAGTTGTGACGATATTGATTTCAAGAACGCGGTTATTGCTTCCATTGACAGAATGATGGAAGAAGTGTCGGATGAGTATGATGTGAATTTCTTTGACGCATTGCAGAATGTGATTGACAACCTTAGTGGTATTAATACAGTGGATGATGTTCACGATATTTGCTGTGAATTTTATCATGTGATGGATGAGAACGAGCGTGTAATGCACCGTGAGTTCTTTGAAAAACTGAAAAAATATCGTGAAAGCAAGATTGAACGTATTGTTCCTTTAAAGGGAAAAGACTGCATTGTCATGGGTAATAAGTATGTTGAATTAGGTAGCGGCAAAGAGTGTGTCGTTGACAGTGTTATCCACATGCTTAGTGAGAATGATAAAATGATTAAAGATGCTGTTTTGTATGTAGACCATCTTGGTCAGCGAATAGCGTGCTCTATTGATGAGTTTAGGAAAAAGTTTGGGGTGAGGAAATAAGTCGTGTTATGGCTAATAAAGGAGAAATAAGGATTGACGGTAAGGTGATGGGAAAGGATTACGGCAGGTATTTCTATTCTCCGCGTGGTAATATGTGGGCTGTCACCTTATGTACGTATGACTGTGATGATGGTCGTATGTTTGAAAAAATAGAGTTGTATAGAACGAAGGATCAGGCTAGGGAAGCTGCATTCAGATTAAACACGGATGTTAAAAATGGATAAAGTAAAATTTGTAAAATTAAGACGGGATGCAGTTCTTCCCGAAAAAAAAACTGTTGGTGCTGCCGGATACGATTTGTATGTTCCTGACAACACATTGATAAGAAAAGGTCGTAATCTGATTAAACTTGGTATAGCCATTCAGATGCCATCAAATATGAAGGCTATTATCAAGCCGAGAAGCGGATTTTCCCTGAAAGGTATTATTGGCGTTGACGGGAAGTATCATGACGCAGATGTGTTGGATGGTGTTATTGATTGTGATTATACAGGTTGTATCGGTGTTATAGTGAAGAGTTTTGAGAAAGAGCCTTTCTATATTGCCGCCAAGGAGCGAATTGCTCAGCTTCTTTTCAGTAATTATATTGAGGTTGAATTTGTTGAGGTTGAAAGCCTTGATTCAACGGATAGGGGCGATGGAGGTTTTGGTCACACAAATTTGACTATCCGCAATTATCCCCAAAGGGTGATTTATGGGTAAGCAGATTAGCCTAAGCACAGGTTGTACCTGTGCTACGTTAGAAATGAATGTATAGGAACGTTGGGATGTTTATCCAAGTCCCAACCTCTTCGGTCAGTGATTAAACAGAACCTAAAGGAACGGTGTTGCTGACAACTGAAACCATTTCATAACCTTGGCGATGGGTAACTTACGGGAGAAGTCCTGGGCAGCTTTATTTTAGCTGCCGTAATACTTAAAAATTAGAGATATACAATGGAATAACTTAACTGAAGAAAAACTAATAAACTTATGGTATATGTCCTTAATAAAAATAATGAACCAGTAATGCCATGCTCAGAGAGAAAAGCAAGACTTCTCTTGAAACAGGGAAGGGCTGTCATATACAGAAAGGACGTGTTTACCATTAAACTGATAAATGGAAGCTATGGATACAAACAGCACATAACAATTGGAATTGACTGTGGAAGCAAACATATAGGAATTTCTGCAACAACCAATAAGAAAGAACTGTTCTCGGCAAATGCCGAACTAAGAAATGACATTGTTAAACTACTTTCTGACAGAAAGTCATTAAGAAGAAACAGAAGGTACAGAAAGACAAGATACAGGAAACCAAGGTTTGACAACAGAAGGATTAAAGAAGGGTGGATCGCACCCTCAATCAGACAAAAGATTGACTCACATGTAAGGATTGTCAGTTTAATCCACAAATTGTTACCTGTGAAACAGGTTAATGTGGAGGTGGTTGCATTTGACATGCAGAAGATTAAAAATCCAGACATTAAAAGATCTGAATATCAGATGGGGGAACAACTTGATTCTTATAATGTAAGGGAATATGTATTGTTCAGGGACAATCACATTTGTCAACATTGCAAGGGAAAAAGCAAGGATGATGTATTGCAGGTTCATCATATTGAGAGCAGGAAAACAGGTGGCAATGCTCCTAACAACTTGGTTACACTTTGCAAGACTTGTCATGAAAAGTACCATTCAGGTGAAATAACATTGAATGTTAATCGTGGAAAGTCATTTAGGGATGCGAGTGCAATGAGTACGATGAGGTGGTTCTTGTATGAAGAACTGAAGAGTAGGTTCAGCAATGTGAATATTACTTATGGTTATATTACTAAGTACAAGAGGATTAAGTTAGGCTTGTCTAAGGAGCATTACAACGATGCTTATTGCATAGCTGGTAATCTTAATACAAGTAGGCTTTGCAATCATCATTTAATAAGGTTCATACCTAGGCATAGTAGGATATTGCATGTACAGAAATTCAGCAAAGGCGGTGTAAGAAGAAGTGCTAGTGCTCCTTATTGGCTTAACGGTGGTAAACCTTCAAAACATGGTATTATATTTACTAGATTTGACAAGGTTAAGTTCAATAGTGTTGTTTGTTTCATTAGTGGAAGCAGTAATGGTTTTGCTTCATTAAGAGATATAAATTGGAATAAGGTTCACGGTTGTAAGACAACTGTAACTGTTAATAAATTAGTATTAGTTTCTCGAAGGCGTGGCAGCATGTTGTTTGGGGAATTATGAGGATAGTCATATTCTTCAATAGTATTATTGGGGTTGTGTAGTTGTTCCGATGATAAGGATGATGAATACAAGAATGCTATTATCGGGACATGGGAACTTGTTCAGGTAAAAGTGGATGGTAGATGGTATCCTATGATAAGACCTACTTACGCTAAGTTTAATCAGGATGGTACTTATGTAGGAATGGGCTATTTTGGGAATGGTTACGGTACTTATGATATATCTAGTAAAACCATTACATGTTATGTTGATGGATATGAGTACGTAAGATACAAGATTGTTGAACTGATGTCCAATACCTGTATGCTGAAGATGATGATGGGAGGTGACAGTATGGATATTAAATGTAAAAAAACGATGAAAACAAAAAAGATAAACAAAATTTACGACAAGGGCTATGACAGTGTATTGAACAAGTATTTTATCTTAGCCATGTTTGTTGAGTTTGGTGAAACGAAGTATGACCGTATTTTCTTTTCTGACAAGAAGGATGCGGATAACATAAAGGTAGGTGATTTGTTATGATTGGAGTTACATTGAATAGCAGGGTGAAAATTATAAACCGTGATAAATACATTTCACTTCACGGTGAAGATTCTGTAAGCAAGTCAAATGTGTTCGGTAAATTTGTCACTGTTAAATACTGTTTTGAGAATGGTGAAAAGTTTATTTGTGCGGATGACCAGGGTAAAGAGTATATTCTTTTCTCAGATTGTATTGCTTATGTTGATCATGTTAAAGAGAGAAGCATCCTTGATGAGGCAAAGGATATCCGTAGCAACAGCAGACAGTCTGACTATGGCGATGCAGTAGTCAATTTTGAAAACATTTCCAAGATGGCTTCTTTGATTACTGGAAAGGAATTATCTCCTTATGACTGTGTTGCTGTACAGATAGCTGTAAAGCTATGCAGACAGGGATTCCATAAAAAGCGTGACAATATGGTTGATTTGGCTGGTTACGCTGATATAATGCAATTAATCGTAGACCGGGAAAATTTGGAAAATGGGGAAAAAGGCTGATAACGCTTTGGTTTTTAGGAGAGTCCTAGCGGCAAGCGGACTCTCCGATACTGATGTTAACAGGAAAAGCAGGAAGCATGATATTGTTATGAACCGTGCGCTTGTGTGCTGTGTTATGCGTGACATGGGTTTAAGTATGTCTGATATTTCTTATTTCCTATGTATTGACAGGAGTAGCATATACAATCTTTTTAAATATTCTTCTGAACTTGACGAGAGGGTAAGGGAGATAAAATCTAGGATAAAGGAGGAAAGGTAATGGGTTTGAATAAAGGATGGGGTAAACTTCCCCTTAGTAACAATCTTCTTATTGACGATGAAAAACAGAAGAAGATTGATATAGCAAAGCATATTGATGATGCGAATGAGATGGAGTTATGGGCTGCGTCCGCTTATGTCATAGATACGAATCCTGTCTTGTTTTACAAGGCTACGCACGTTGTTGACGAGGGTATGTCAGAGCGTTCTTTGCTTATGAAAGCCAAGCAATGGGTGAACTCTCCAAGAATAACCCAGATTGTCAATTATGCCAAATCTTCCATGCTTGCTTCCGATTATGTGACACCATCCATGAGGCGTGTATTGGAAGGTGAGAATAAGGAAAAGACAAAGACTTTGATAAACAAGGATAACCTTGAATTTGAAGATGCGATAAGCCTTATAGAAAGTTTCCTAAAGCGTTCTGATATAGATACTGCTGATTTTAAGGATGTGAAAGGTGCACTTGATATGCTTGCAAAGTTCAAAGGTTGGCTTTCTGATGATGATGCTGGTGAAGATTTCTACGACAAGACCACCATAGCGTTTTTTCCATACGATTGCGACAAGTGTGTCCGTGCCAAGGCAGGGTTATGCAACAAGTGTGTATATCATCGTGAATCAACAGGCGATCTTAGTGATGATGAACGTAAATGGATAAAGGAAAACGATACATGGAAAGGATAGTCTATGTCGGTAAGGAAAGCCACTAATTTGACGGTAAGGAATAAAGAAAGGGAAAGGCGTGTAAGGGAAATAGAGGAAGAGGGAGTGTTTGATTATTACCATAAATTTACTCCTGTCCAGTTGTACAAGTACCTTTCGCCTCTATGTAGTATTGATGCGTTACGGGTATTACGTTTGTGTGTATTATCCGCACAGAGGGGAGATAATATGATAACGTTGAAGTTTATAAGGAGGCAACTGAAATATAAGCCTAGGCGTTCTGTTTTTGATTCATTGATAAATGCCGGATTGATAGTAGAACCAGTTCCTAATGTTTTTTCCTGTACGGTGAAGGTGAACGAGTATTCTCATATATTAAGCATGATGCGTATTGATGATAATGCTCCAGATGTTGTAGATGTGGATGATTTAAATTGTTATAAAGTTGTAGCAGAGGATAATATTAGTTACCGTGTTGTTAGCAAACGGGGGAGTGTTATAAAGAGTTTCACTGAAAAGAGTGAAGCAAGCAATTATCTTGACGAACTGTATTTTCCTAAAGGTGAAGATGGTGATGTGGAAGCATTGTCAAAAGAGGAAGAGGAAGAATTAACTGTTTGATTAACAATTTTTATTATTGTTTTTTTGTATTAGTTTATTTTTTAATATTACTTTTGTCGCATGAGATATTGCTATGATAAAAAACGGTATGATTATCTTGTCAACGAGATTTTAAAATGTGGCAAGATACTTAAAGAGAACACCACTAACGGTAAGGAAGTTAGTTGGAAGGTTTTCTGGATAAGGGTGGACGCTCACAAAAGAAGGCTGTCCGCGATGAGAGAATTGGACAAAATAAAGGAAGAAAAATATAAAAAATAAAAAAATGGATTTAGTATTAAATTGTAAAGTAAAGAAAGTAGGTCAGTTACAGGCTGGTACAAGTAAGGCAGGTAATCCTTGGCAGAAGAGAAATTATCTCGTTGAGGAAATTGGTTCCATGTATTCCAAAGAGGTGTATTTCTATGTAATGGGCACCCTGTGTGATCTTCAATTGAAAGAGGGTGATACTATTACTGCCCATCTTGAAATCAGAGCAAGAGAATACCAGGGTAAATATTACAATGAAGTTGGGTGCTTTAAGATAGATATGCCGCAACCATCACCTGATCCATCACCTGCACCTGTCCAGCCTGAAAGACGTGATGATTTACCCTTTTAGCATTGCAATGCTGTCCGAAATGTGTGGTTTTTGCTTATATTGATTAAATTCTTGTTTTTGTTTGCGGATGGAGGTTTATCTTTTTTGCCATATTTCGGGTTTTCCTCCATCCGATTTTATTTGTAGTGGCATTAAGGAACAAATTTACACCATTATAAAGTATTCGGTGATTCTTTTGTGATAACTGATAGTGGGCGTTGGTATCGCCCAGAACGAATTAACGTTTTAAAATGTGTATAAAAATTAACATTAATGCCATGACAAGAGGTGATGCGTGGGGGAAACATCTTCTTAGAGAAAAACCGTCAACGGAAAATTTTGATAATGAGGGCTATCATGCCCGTTATGAAGATGGGTATGAAAGCTGGAGTCCTAAAGATACGTTTGAAAAGGCGTATAATATTGCCGAAACACCAGTTGACCGTATGCAGATAGAAGCCGAAGAACTCAATGGAAGATATGTAAAGTTGGCCGCTTTCATAGATTCAGGGAAAATGGATGAAGTCGTTAATGATATGTACAACAAGTGTTTACTGGAAATGCAGTGTTGTACTATGTTCGACTATATACGGCTTCTTGATACTCGCATACAGCGTATGCAAGGTTCTGATGGTGCTAAAGTAATAAAGATGAATTTTGGTATGGCTATTATGGCTCTCAAAGCAGGCTATCCAATTCGTAGAAGTGGTTGGGACGGTAAAGGTTTGATGGTATTCAAACAAGTGCCAGCTCATATCGAAAGCGACATTATCCCTAAGATGCAATCTCTTCCCCAATCGGCAAAAGACCTTATTCTGAAAGGTAAGGGATTTATTGACTATACAAGCCAGTGTCTTATCTACAATGAGAATACTGGACGCGCTGATTCATGGGTTCCGTCTATCAGTGATGTGTTTGCCGATGATTGGGAAATTGTTGTTTAATTTTGGCTTAATTCGCAATAATTATTATATTTGTACCATAAAAGATCCTTAAAACAATATTTGTCTTATGGACTGTTGCCTGGATCTTAATTCTTTTCATAATTTAAAAGGGGTAGGGGTGGTATAGTCCTTTTCATTTATGCTATAACCACCCCTTATTTACTAAACACATGAGAAAAAAAGAACTTCTTAAAAAGTTGAGAGAGTATCAATCTTGGCGGAAAGGTGCTGACACTCCCATGATGCCGCCATCCGAAGTCACAAGGATTATTGATTCCGCAATAACGGTGATAGAAAAGTCTGATACAAGCAAGGCGAATGCTGTGCTGTTTAAAAAGTGATAGACAAACTTCACATCACTGTCGGTGCTCTGATTTTGGACGGGTATGATGAGTTAGATTCCTGTGTAAAATATGTTAATGATTTAATACGTGAGTTAGATGAAAATTAATTTGTTTGTAAATGGAAATTTGGTGTGCGACCGAAGCAAAGCGAGGGAGCACAGGGGCAGTCTAGCTGCACAGGGGCAGTCTAGCTGCACAGGGGCAGTCTAGCTGCACAGGGGCAGTCGAAGTTATAACACTATGTGGTGGGGAACTTCCTAGTGATTATGACATTTCTGATGCTGTTATAATTGATGGCGATATTCATTGTCGTAGTATCAGTTGTAATGGCGTTGTTGTTTGTAAAGGTTCTTTTACCGTTATAGAGGAAGGGGGTGATTATGGGTCACTCTAACGGTAAAATCACCGCACCTGTAGGGTTGGATAGTGATGTATATCCTACTCTAGGCATCGGTCCTACTAGTGATGGTTATGATTTAGGATATGCTTGTCTTAGCGAAAAAATTAATATGTGGAGTTATATAAAACCCAAAGAAGCGTCTAGCCCTTCATTTGACAACGCTAGTTTACCTGGTATAATTTATGATTCTGTAAATAAGAAATTAGTATATGATAGACCTAAAACATGGGCCAGGCTTACTGATTTTGATGGATACGATCATGGGGCTAAACCTCTTACAATAGATAAAGATATTCTAACTAATCCTGTAGATGCTACAAAGACAACGTTTGTACTTACAATTTCACCATATTGGGCTGATTCTAGGTATAATTGGGGTAAAATACTTGGGGGATTTACTTGGTCTAATATGAAGATAAAGGTGGAAGTATATAATCAATTAAAGAAGTTGGTGGATTCTGGGGTTTTCGTTGTAAGTAGTATTGATAGTACAGGAAAAATTTCAATTACCCTTAATCGCAATAATCTCATATCTATGGGGGATACATATATTTATATTAAGGGTTATTTTTGTGATTACAGTGGAAATGTATTATGCTTAATCCCTACTACATCTGACGGATTTATTCGTAAGCCGATAGTGGTTACTCAAAGTCTTTCTATTACACTTGGAGATACAACAGCCAACGCTTCTGGATTCTCTGTTTACGGACAGTTGACAAATGGGTCTACTTCTTCTAAATGCAGATTAAACATTACAAATAATACTTCTAGTGATTACGTTGCTTCATCCGGCAGACCATACGCTAGATATAGATGGAGAGCGAAAGATGGATCTTATACAGGTCAATGGTCAGGTAATATCTTTATGCCTTCGTGCACAAATATTCCTAAATCATTTACACGTAATGATGTGGTTGATGCAGGAAATCCCCCGTCTTATGGTAATGTTACTCAATGGTATGTTGATTATCAAGTTATTATATATTAAACACTGGATACAATATACACAAGCAATGGGCATGGAACGGCAGCTTAGGTCTGTCTGTGTGTATTCTATATTGCTCGTCAATGCAGAACTGGCATGGGTTCTTAGATGTTACTGCTGTCCTCCATCCCTTGAAATTTGGAATGTTTTTCCATGAGTTGTAATTTGCTTCATTGAAAATTCCTAGAATCATCTGTTGTTCTATAACATACAACTGGCTTATACCGTTTGTAGCATATCCTCTCCCATAGTGTTTCTGTTTGCTTGGCGGAATAAATGATACGTTATATGGTGATGATATGTTGTTCCATATCTTCTTTTGAACCTCATCCGTTATTTTCTCTATATTGTTCGTTTTTGTGGACAGTAATGTATTGGCAAGATATACTTCAACAACAGCGCGGAATCTGTTTGTATTTGTGTTTATTCTCTGCTTTGTCGTTTCTCCACCGTATGTCCTTTCCATATATTCCTTAATGCCGTTGTCCGTCATTGAAATATACTCCCATCCAAGATCATCGTTTAGTTCTAGTGACAGTTTATTGCTTTCCAGTACATATTGGTATATGTCGTTATATATATCCTCACGAAACTTTTTGGTCAGTTCTAGCACTTTTTCTTTTTGGTTATCCGGGAGTTTTGATATTGACTTGAACGATTTAGCCCCTGCCAAAAGGAATATGGCTAGAAGGTCTTTAGAAAACTTCTCCGCACGCTCTTTGGTTGACGATTTTATACCGTTGGCAAGTCTTTTTACCTGGAAGTAATAGTCTGCAATCTTAGATGTTTCTTCTTTGTTGATCATTGGCTTCTACTCTTTCTGTTATTCCGTTTGCTACCATGTTTATCATCAAACTCTTGAAATCGCTTTGGCTGTAAACTTTTTGCCCGATTGATGCTAGAGTTTGAAAGATTACAATTTGATTATCATACAAAACCTTTTGGTTCTGTATGATAGCGTCAAGTTTCGATAATATTTCTCTTTCGTTGTCCATAGTGCAAAGGTATGTATTTTAAACAAAAAAGGCAACAGTAAAGATTCACATCTGCCTGCTGCCAAGTAAAAATCATCGTAATGGTTCATTTATGTGGTGCAAAGTAACAAAAATATGTTTTATATATATATAACTAAACTGAATTTTTAATTAATGTTAACATATTGGTTCACGTTTGTATATAAAAAAGCAAGAGAACAGATTGAGCCTTTCTCTTGCCTAAATGAATAAATCTAAAAAATGCAATATGTTACTGCTAGTTGTATCCATTTAATGCTTTTTGGAAATTGTTGAGGTTGCCAAAATAATATAGACAACCCCATTAAATGATATCTTTAAATAAGTTTTACTTTTTGCAGTTAAATCTGCACATCTAAATATCAACTAGCTTAATTATTACATTGCAAATATAATACTTTTTTTGTACATTTGCAATGTATCAATAAATAAAAAATTATGGAACTATTAGTAGAAAGAAAATGGTGTAAGCCTGATTATACTATAGGACGTTTGTATATTGATGGTGAGTTTTTCAGTAATACGCTTGAAGATCGTGTTGTTGACGTGAATAAGAACGGATTGTTTGATGGAAACGAGAAGAAGGTTTATGCTGAATCTGCTATCCCTTATGGAAGATACCAGGTTATATACAACTGGTCACCAAAATTCGGGCGTAATATGCCAAGACTGTTGAACGTTCCTCATTTTGAGGGTATTCTTTTTCACGCTGGGAATACAGCAAAGGATTCTGCCGGATGTGTCCTTGTAGGTAACAATACATCAAAAGGCAGACTTACCGAATCACGCTATACTTCTGACAAGTTGAACAAATTGATTGACGATGCGATAAAGCGTGGCGAACAGGTTTGGGTTACGATTAAGTAGTGTGTTATCTCATCAACTATGTGTTGAAGGAGTTACAGGAGCGATGTTTTTGTCGCTCCTTGTTTTTTAGTAATAATAGATTATGTACAGTGCTATACTATTCTCGCCAATTTTCCATCGGACGGTTTTCCGCCAAACAGGTGATTAATGTATGCAAGACCTTTTTGTGTGCATAGAACAACCATCACGACAAAACCTGGGTGATTCTCTCTTGGAATAGGCTTTTCTTTCATCTCGAAATACCCAGCATCAATATACTTCTGTTTTGGCTCGTTCCTGTTAGCAAAGAATACTCCTGCTTCACGAAGTTTCTTGAACAAAGAGTTTCTCCCAAAAGGCAAGCCAAGTATCTTTGCCGCCTGTCCTATATCGCACTTGCCTTCCATTGCAAAGGCTTTGTCTGCGAAGTCCGCTTTGGGCTGTAGTTTTTCTATTTGTTTCTGCTGCTTTTTATTTTCCAAAGCCAATCGTTCTTTTTCCTCTTCGGCTTGTATAACCATTAATGCAAGCTCCTTTCGGGAAAGTTCATGCTTGTTTTCCTCACATGCGATAAAATATTTTCTAGCTTGCCTTCCCCGTTCGTTGTTCTCAATCATGGATAGCTCTTTTGCCATACTGATTGATAGAGCATATTCGATTCGTTTAGTAGCTCCTATTTCTCGCTCCACAATTTCGGTGAATGATTGAAAATCAATACCTTCAATAAAATCATAAGATTTAATACGATCTTTAATTCATGTTGAAAAATCCCTTTTACTTTCAAGAAAAGAATGCAAATCACGTGCATTAACGGCTCTCTTACCGTTATTATCACTAATAGGAATAAGTTCATTCGTTGTGACGTTCATATTTTAACGAATTGTGATAAAAAGAAACCCTCCGTAGGTGTGAACGTCACAACATACGCAGGGCATAGAAGTCGCAGATTGTTTCCTTTCTGCCACCTTAGAGGGGTTCTTAATATCTTGTACAAAATCTGTTCGATTTATTTTGCCAAATATTATGTTATGACGTTCACCACAAAGAAAAGCATAATTTGTGATATATCAAAACTTGTGGTGTGATTTTTTTTCACATCAATCCAAGTACCATACCTACTGCTCCCCAGAATACATCTCTCCATTCGGGCACTCCTTGTCTAAGCCACTTATCGTAGACGATTTCTTTTCCCACAAGAATGAACAAGGTTAGTGCTATTGCTGTCCATACGGAGAAAAACCATTGCGCCATGCTTACTACAAGTATTCCTGCAATGAGGTGTTCCATTCCGTCAACTCTCAAATTGTTAAGGCATATATAGTCCAATGCCTTTCTTATTTTTCTTAGAAAGTTTGTAAATTTTCCCATAGTTTAGCTGTTTTCGTTGTTTTCGTTGTTTTCATTATTTTCCTCTATCACCCTAGCTTCCATATCGTTTAATCTTCTGTCTTGTTCGTCCATTCTATCATCTTCGTTATTTGCTGAGAAATCGCTTTCTTCTCTTGCTGTCTGTAATGATATTATTCGGGAGTTTACAAGTTGAACGAGTGTATTGTTCCATTCAGAGAAATCTATGTATGAGTATGGCTCTATGGTAGCGTTTATTCTTAGAGCGTTATAACCTGTTGCGTCACCTTCCATTACTCCTACATAGTATTTGAATATATTCGCCATGTCATTTATGGCTGTATTCATCATTTGTGCATCACTTCTCGCCCATTCCATTTCCGGCTCGTAATACATTGCTGTTGTTCCAGTAGGTCTGTCACCTGACGATGATTGCATTGGCGGAACGACACCGCTTCCGTCAAGTATCCCGTTGTATATGTTGTCTATTTCGGTGAACAGTGAGTTTGAAGCGTCCATTTTACCCATGAACTGTGCATCATCTTCTGCTCCTACACGTAAAATGGAAGTTCCTCCCAATCCGTTTCTTTGAATGTTTATTCTTCCGTTTGTCTTGATAAGTAGCATTTGGAATGCCTGTCGTGTGTTGTATTCTCCTATCATTGACATTAGGAACTCGAAATCGTCTATCAAGTCCTGTACTGCCCCCCAAAATGGAAGTTCAAGACGTAGATATACTACAGGTATAAATCCCAGGTTATGGAATTGATGCAGTTGTATGATATTCCCGTTATCGTCAATATCCGTTGCTATATCTCCGTTGGAATCAAGCGTGTAAAACTCATCTTTAGTCCATACATCGACAAGTGTGTCTGTATGTTCTTCTCCATCAGCCGATATATATGTGGTTGTATATTCCCTTGCGAAAGCTATTCTTTCGCCTCTTCTGTTTTTATGTTCATACAGTATATCTCCTTTTGAGTAGCTGAAAGACCTGTATTTTATCTCGTCCTTATCCTTATATATATATATGGCAGCATCTCCTACCTTTCCAGCTTCGCTTATAAGTTCAAACTTGGCTGTTTCCATGAGAGAATCAGTCCAGTATTCCTTGTATGTTGTCAGCTTATCCCTGTTCTGCTGGTTTGACGCGCTTTTTTTTATCTGGAATTTAAGAGGATTGGTACACAGGTGTGATACCCTTTTCTTATGTATCATCCTTTGGAGAGGGAATGCCCGTCTTTGCAGTACGTAGGGAGTTGATGCCGATTTCTTTTTTCTTTTCTGAGCACCTACATTCGCGCTTTCATCATCCGATGATGTGGCATCATCGTCTGACGGGATACTGTCTTTCCAGTCGGGTCTGTTGTGTATATAATGTCCTGATGTATCCCATTGCGCTAGGAAATCATCCTGTGACATATATTTGTATATCAAAGTGGAGCGTCTTGGCTTTTTCTTTGTTCCTCCACCTCTCCCATCGTCACATCTTGACGGAAGTGCCACTTTGAACGGTTCTTTTCGTAATAAAACGTCTAATTTTAAAATTTCCATAGGTAATTATAAATATTTTAATTCATCCATTATATCGCTAGGTATGTCAATCATTACATCGCATATATCAAAATATGTCCTGTATAAAAATGTTCCTTCTATCAAGTCAGGAGAGCATCCTACAATCTTTTTTGCCTCCTGTTTTTTCAGCAGTCTTAGTTTCCCGTTTTCCCTTTCCACGTCACGTCTTATTGCTCTTCTCTGATCCATCAGTGCTTCCCGTATTGTTTTGTTCACATACGGTTTGTCGAGAAGTTCCGGGTTTATACTGAATCCGCAATATCCTAGGTTTGTTCCTTTTATACGTGTTACCATTTCATCTGCAAGCTGTGCCCTTAGATCGAAATAGAATCTTACAGGTTGATCATCCTTGCTTTTGTCTAGTCTTTTCGGAACACCTCTAAGTATTGCTAGGCTTTCGGGGAATGCGTCACGGAATGTAGGTGCTCCAAGACCGTCAAATGCCAGTCTGTTTTCACCGATTCCCCATTTCCGTAGATTGTTTCTTACCCATCGGTTCAAATCCCTAGGCTTTAATGTGTTTGACCATTCTAGGTCTTGTAAGTGGTGTCCTATGAAGTGCCCCATTACACAAACGTCACCAAGACCGTATGCTATATCCAGTGTAGCACATTCAAAATAATCGTCAAACACAGGCTGAGATGAGAACATTTCCTCCATTTCGTCACGGGTTATCCACTCGTTTCCCCCTTTTATCAGCTTCCATGAACCTAATGCGTTTATGGATACTTCCTGTGCTGTTCCTCCAAGGTTTTTCTGATAGTCGGGATTGGAAGCCATAAGTATCTTGTTATCTTCCAGCCCGGAAGCTATAAAGGTTATGCTCTTGATGTATCTTTTACAGTTTGTTTCGTCAATTTTGGTATTTTTACCGAATCTTGCGATGATATAATCTTTTGCCTGAGCAAATACTTCTTGTGGGCTGTCACCCCATGCTGTTTCATGTATAGTATCTCCATATTGAAAGAAATATCTTACTTTTCCAGATCTTTCTGGAATTGCTATTCCGTCATCGTCTACCCACCATGATACCAGTGCTCTCCAGAAATCGCTGTACGGGTTTGGATTGCACGCGCCTATAAGACTTGTTCTTAGTCCTGATGATGAACGCAATACTGTTTGAAGGTAGTTTATGATAGGTTCCGTTGCCTGTGAGCACTCGTCTATCGCTACCTTCACAACGTTACCACCCTGTTGTCTGTCCTTAAATTCATTTACGCCTTTTTCTCCCGACAAGCAGGCATCCCCGAAATAATCGTATCGTATTTCACCTCCTGCGTCAAGTCTTGAAAGGCGTTTTGAATCAATATACTCACCATAAGGTTCAACCATCTTTGAAACCACTTTAAGAATACCGTCCGCTTTTTCTGCGGATGTCTTGTCCTTACGGAAAACAAGTGCGGAAAATGACGGGTGGTTGCATGAACTCAGTATATCCATTCCAAGACATACGGATTTTCCTCCCCCACGATTCCCGTGAAGTACCTTTATTCCTGCCCTGTTCCTTAGAAATGCCTCCTGTGAACCTTTCTGTGGGGCAAGCATATTTACCTTGTACCCCTTGCTTCTTCTGTCCTCTATATATCTTTGGACGAAATCAAGGCTTTTATATGGTATGATTCCCCTTTTGCCATATCGTTTCAGCGATTTGACAACATCCTTAGTCTTTAATCCTCGGTATTTTAAGTCAATTTCTTCCATCGTTTTCTATGTATCCCGCAAATATAATATTTTTTTAAATATTTTTTTGCTTATACACATTTTTTAACTACATTTGCATCGGTAAGAGGTACTTACTGTGCGCAAAGGTCTTGTGCATGAATCACATAAAAAAAAATAAATAGTATATGGATGAAAATGTAAAAGTCATTTTTGAAGGTATCAAGAATGCGTTAGGAGAAAGTAGCTCCGTTATTACAGATCGTACAATCGAACAGACAATCAATGAGTTCTCAACGTTCGCACCGCAGGAAAATGCGGAAAAGTTCTGGAATGAAAGTGTTGTTAATCATTTAAAGAACACTGTGGCAGGTCAGGTAAGAGCATTTGCGTCTGATAAGCGCAAGGAGTGGGATACAATCAAGGAACAGGAGATATCCAACTTGAAAAAAGAATGGGAAAAATCACATCCTGCACCACAACCTACACCAGCACCGCAACCACAACCTACACCGGCACCAGCACCAACACCAGCACCCGAACCGAAACCGTTTGAGTTGCCCGATGATGTCAAGGCTAAACTTGAAGAGTTTGAAAAGTTCAAGAAAGAGTTTGAAGCTAAAGAGCAGGAGGAAAAGCAGAAGCAGATTGTAACTGAAAAGCGCAAGAAGCTGTCTGATTTGATTAAACGCCCGGAAGCAGGTATGCCTAACGAGTTGTTGCGCAACATCATTTTTGAGAACATTCAGATTTCGCCCGAAGAGGAAGATACAAGCATTCTTCTGAAAATACAGGGAAAGTACAATGAAACGTGTACTAAATACACAAAGGATGGCATTAATCCTTTCATCTCTGACAAGGGTGGTTCTAGCGATGTAAAGTCATTCATAGATAGAAAGAGAGAAGAAGATAAGGCTAACAAGGAAAACAACATTGTCAGCCGATATTACAGTAAAATTAACAAATAGTTTTTTTAATTATGAAAGCAGGAGTTCTTGCAACAAGTTATAGTAAGATTGGTGGCGCAAGACATATCTTTTCTAATGATACGTCTTTGCACGTACTGTTGGTAGGATGTAACGTTCCAGTAGAACGTATGCCTACAGTTGGGAACAAACTTCCGGCTGGTACCATGATTAAATGTGATTCCTCAAAGCAGAATGGCGGTGACATTCACTATTCATTCAGAATGTACGAGAAATCGGATTCTGGTGCTACGGTAAAAGTTGAAAAAATCATGGGTAATACAGTTGCCAAGGTTGGCATGGTTGTCGGTAAAGCACCTACTACTGCCGCAGGTGCTACAACTGGCTTTACCATTAACGCTATTGATTCGTCTCATGACGAATATGACATCCTTACATTGTCCGGGGATGCAGGTAAATTGGAATTGACCGATATTTTGGTTGAAGTTACACAGGTTGGTGCTAGCGCAAAATTCAAGGTTATTCCTAATGCTATCCTGCCTTATGATGTTGACACCATTCCCGGTGCCACTCTATATCCCTTCAACGGTGCATGGATGGTGACAAGTGAGATTTTGGAAAAACGCATTCCGCCAGTAGCTTCGGCAATCAAAAAGGCGATGAAGGATGATGAATCATATCCTTGCGTTTTCCGTTACACATTGTATAACTAATTAAATTTTTTCGTTTTATGCAAAGATCGACATTTAGTTTCTATGATTGGCATTTTTCCGGGGAGATGCAGGAACTTATGGATTATGCCAATCAGAAATTTGATAACGAAAACTGGAGAAGCTACGGAGATTGGGATGTTCCTCAGATGAGCAAATCATGGAACGTGATGGTTGACGAATACACACAGGCTACCCGTCCTGTGATGCTTGCTCCTTTGGCTGAAAAGCCTATCATGGATACTACGGGATTTGAATGGTATTCGGGCCGTATTCCGAAGATGGGTCACGCCATTCAGTTTATGGAAACCGATATTCAGGAGTTCTATGAACTTGACATTCCGCAAGGTGCATTGCTTGACAAGATCCGTGAGAAGTGGTTCACAAAGATGGAAGCGTGTATTCAAGGTTTCCATACCGAGTTGAACTGTATGACTTATCAGGCTCTTTCTACAGGTATGCTTAACTATACAGCTAGTGGTACCAACTCAATCCCTGTTCAGATTGACTATCGTGTTCCTGCAAAACACAAGTTGAAAGCGTTGAAACAGAAATGGTTTAGCGATACAGACTGGACACCGAACGAGAACGCTGATCCCATTAAAGACCTTCAAAGAATGTGCAAGATTGCCGATAATGACGGTGTACCATACGATCATTTTGAAATGTCAAAGGATTTGTATGATAATTTCTTGATGCACCCGAAAGTGACAGCAGCAGTACAGGCACGTCTTGTTCCTGCCGCAGCATCTACTACAATTTATCCTATGAACAATCAGGAAATTGTTGATGTGCTGATGAAGGTGTTCTCTATTCCTGTGATTATCCCTATTGAGGAAAAATCAAAATGGAACAAACTTGGCGTGATTGAGGAAGCCAAACCGTCTTTTGAAAAGAACACCGTTGTTCTTGTTCAGAGCGGTCAGTTCTTCCGTATCAAGAACTCACCGTCAATGTATTTGCAGGATACCAACCCGGCTGTACGTATTTCTTCTTTGGAAGGCGGACGTATCGCGTTCTTGCATCAGTATTCTTCTGAACCGTATGCTGAGAAGAGTTCAGGTGAATTGTGGGCGTGTCCTGTGATGAAGAATCCGAACAACCTTATCATTATGAAGGTTGACGAACAGTCAACTACGGGATTGTAAAAAGTTGAACCATGAAGGTCATTATTGATATAAATGGCGAAGGCACAGCAAAGGGCGCAGGGGAGTATTTCATTGGAGATACTCTCACGCTCCAAGCTATTCCCGAAGAAAGTGTAGAGTTCGGATACTGGCTTATTGCCGACAATGAAACATTGAAGCCGGAGGATAGACTGAAAGTTTCGGATAATCCGTTCACTATTCAAGTTACCCCTCAGATAACAGCAAAGGGTAACATGAAGGTGGAAGCATATTTCTATATGTCTATGCGTGAATATCTGAAAGCACAGATTGACTATGAGTTGAAAAACACATCATATATCAGTGTTGCCCAGAAATGGGGATTTCGTTTGTCTGATGATAGCCGTGAAACGTCTGAGATGAAGAAGGATTTGGCTTATGCTGATTTGTTGCTCATTGTTTGTACTGCCCCTTCAACGATACAGGGAAAGACAAAGAAAGCCGGAAACTGGTCAATTACCGACACAAGCAAGACTATTTCTATCAATGACAAGAAAAGATTGGAGCAACGCGCAAAGGATTTATACGCCAAATGGGGTTTGAATTTGGATGTTGGAACTGATGTTGAAATAACTAGATTAAGATGGTAGTATGGGAAAGAGTATTTTAGGTGAGGATATGTTTCCTGATATGGTGAGAATTTATCAGAACAAGAACAGTTCGGATAAATATCAGACCACCCCGTATTGGGAGATGATATACGAAGGAAAGGCAAACATACAGGAAAAGGATACTGGTTCGGAAACGAATGATGTTGACAAATCCGAATATGCCGCCTACCTAGAAGATAACGATGTAACCATACCTTCTGGGTGTCTGTTGGATTGGCAGAATTTCAACCATCCGTTTTCGGACAACAGCAATAGTTGGCGTGAGATAAAGAAACCTCCATTTAACAATATGGAATTTGGTACGGTGATATACTTTAACCAAATAGAAAACTAGAATACTATGACAATCAATTGGACGGAAATAATACTTGCTTTGTTGGGTACAAATGGCATAACCCTTCTAACTTCAATGTTAATGTTTAAGCAGAAGAAGGAAAAGATGGAAACTGAAATTGATTCTTCTACCTTGGACAATCTTGAAAAGGGATTTGCTATTCAGGGTGCTCAGTTGAAGAAGGCGCAAGAGGAAATTTTGAGTTATCAGCAATCTCTCCACGATGCTTATCAGAAGATACAGGAACTTTATAATGAGATGAATGATATTAAAACGGAACTGAAATGCGCTAAGGTTGATCGAGATTTGCTAAAAAAGCAGATTGAGAAACTGAGTAAACCAGTAACAAGAAAGACAAGTACAAAAAATGCAGGCAAATAACAACGATAAAGTATTGAAAGAGTTTGGTAGTAATGTCCAGCTTGCCTTGGATGCTTCTATCATGCAGTTCATGGAGGATATTGCCACGAATGTCATGGATGATATAAAAGACTTGGAGGGCTTTACCAACCAAACTTTCAATCTTGAAGATAGTTATGGATGTGGCATTTACAAAGATGGGGTCCTAAAGAAGATTGTGTGGGCAAATGCAACGAAAGTTGCAAATGAGCCTAGGAAACGTAACAATGTCGAGTATTGGGGGCGTGAACTTGCCGAAGATTTCTTCAATAGTTATAAATCCGATGGTTCTGAAAAATATGAACTGGTTGTCGCTGCTGTCATGTATTATGCTAAGTATGTGGAAAACTATCATTTGTTGAATGTTCTTTCAGATTCTTGGATTAAGACAAAGACAGATTTAAAAGGGGGTAAATATACTGTGGTTTTTAAGAAAATTGCAGCTAATATGTTAAACAAATATTTTAAGTGAAGTTATGGGCTACTTTAATCCTTCAACAATAAATACCACCTTGTACAATATTGTATTGGACAAGAAGATTGCTGACGATGTATATAAGGTGCAGCGTCCTGCAAGTGTTGATGATAAGGTAACTAGTTTTATTGTCGTAAACAACAATACAAGAATTGTCAGCAATACCGAGAGCGGCCCTTACGGTCACTTCGGGAAAGGCGAAACGATGGCTACGGTTACTCTGTTTGTAAGGGCATTGCCCGGGAACGTATATCCGTCTGTCATGGATGCGTTGAGTGAGAAAATGGTAGAACTGTTCCCGCAAAAGACTGTGCAGCTTCATTTCGAGATATTTAATGTTTTACCACCAATGTTTGACGGGGTTGGGTTCTATTATATGTCCGTCCTGTTGAATGTTGATATTTCAAAGGATTAGCTGCATGAGAAACGTGAGAAAAAAACAGTGGAGGCGCATCGGCAGATACGTTTTCAACAATTAACAATAACTTTTTAAATACAGAAAATAGAATGGCACGAGTAAATTTAGACACTAGCCCTGCTTACTTGAACGGGCAGTCGGCTGCTTTGACATTTGATGCGATTGAAATCACCGATAGTACTCAATATTCAAGTTTTAGGAATCCGAAGATTCTTCCCAATATTGAGTCTGGTACTACGGAATCTTCTGGTACTGACGCTGATACTTCTGAAACAAAGAACGAACAGGGTGCTACCGTATTCCAAAATATCACACCAGGAACTATGGCATTTACCTTTACAGGTATGTCTACATCAAAAGCTGCTTTCGCTTTCTTTACGCAAGGAAATGAAGCAAAGGCTGAGTTGGAATTGAGTGACTTAACTGATACCATTGATGCTTTTGGAAAAGGTGCTACTCAGAAACTGAAAGCGTTTGGTGTAAGCTCATTCAAGCAGTTTGTACGTCCTATCGGTATTATCAACGGTACTGGTGACCGTATGATCTTCTTCCCGAAGGCATCATGGGCTGTCAGCTTCACAGGTGCTCCAAGTAACGCTGGATACCTTGGATTCTCCGTTACTGTGACAGCATTGGAAGTTAACACTCAGTATTTGAAAACCATGATGGTTCTCGAACTTGACAATTCGTCGTCTGCTGGTTGATGTAGACAATTGATGGATTATTAGCCGGGCATTTTGTCCGGCTTTTATTGTTTTTTAACTGATTGTGTTTGATTTTTATTAACCTTTGTTGTATTTTTGCTTTAAAAATTAACACCATGACAGATAAAGAATTGTCTGATAAATTAAAGCAAAAGGCTATAAGTCTTGGAGCTTGCGAAAAAGGGTTAAACGAATGGGGTAACCTAGATAAATATGAATTATGCGAGATGTATATTAGATACATTGATTTCTGCCTGCTTAACAGATACCCGTCAAATGAAATAATCAAGAAGGAGTTTGCAGGATTTAGGGAGAAGTTTAATGTATTCGTTGATGATACAAACCTGTTCATAAGCAATCCTAAATGGTCTATTTTTAATGGTTCGTGTGATTGTGTTGTCACATTCAACGATTTCGGTATAGGAGAAATGTATGTCAAGGATAACAGCCGTGTAAGCCTTGTTGCGCTTGACAACAGCATAGTACACGTTTCTTTGATTGACGATGCCAAACTTGATATTGTATCGTCTAAATATACAAGGGTATTCGTTTATACAAATACTCCAAAGAACATATCAAAGGTAGATGTGAAAGGAAAATTAATGATTAAACCGTTCAAGTTAGTTTAAAAATGGGAATATTCAACTGGAAACAACCTGACTTAGATGATCAGATAAAGATGCAGAAGTTTGCCACTCATAAATACAAAGAGGTTATGGTTGGCAATAAGAAATTCAAGGTGCGTGGTCTTAGACTGGGTGCATACGATTATATTGTAGACAAGCTGTTGATACGTGACATTATCAATCCCGATACAGCGAAAAAGGAAATGATTGCAATTATGAAAAATGACGCATCTATTCCGTACAAAGTTGCAGCGGCAGGAGTGTTGAACAACTATTGGTTTTTTGAGATAATTCCTTTTGCAAGACGTATATACGCTTGGTGGTTAAGCAGGCACTATGACCATAAGGAACTCACTCCGTTGATAGAAGCCATCGTGGAGGGGGCTAATGTAAGTGATTTTTTTACAAATACAATCCGTTTAGCGTTCTTGATAGATACGACAGCGACATTAAGCAAGAAGGATGCCATGAAATTATCTCTCGATGCAAAATCGGCTCACGAGGATCTATCCAAAAAGATTTCCCCCAATTCAGAGGGGATTTAAGGCTATTCGGAGGATTGATGATAATCAAGGACTGGGCTTTGCTATGGAAATATTCATGGAGTTATATACAGGCAGTAATAATGGACCAGCCTAAACTTGATTATCATTTTGAAGAGAAAGTTAAGTTGTACAAGGCTTCTCTTACAGAAGATTTATATAAGGAAGCTAACAAGGATGCAAGTGGCTTTATATATAGATTCAAGGAATCTAAACCTAAAGAAGAGCATCCCGATATATTACTAAAAGATGTTTTGCGATGATAACAAAATACGATCCTAAAATATATCCCCTTAAACTGTATGTTGCAGTAGGGGATGACCAATGGGGGAAAATATATAGAAAATTCACCAAACTTAATCATGACCCGATAGATACATCCAAAGATGAAATTAAGAGATTTAATGGCATGACTATTTTTGTAAGAGAAAAAAGTACAAACCATTTAGGTGTACTTATTTGGTTATCCAACGATGGTATAGGGGTGAGAACTGTTTCTCATGAATCTGTTCATTATGTTTGTAATGTATTTGGGTATTGTGATATTTCTATGGGATATGAAAATGGGCAGGATGAGCACTTTGCATACCTTTTAGGTTGGTGTGTTGAGTGTGTAATGGATAGTGTTGCGAAATATTTAAAAAACAATAAACATGAAGATTAATTTGTTTGTAAACGGAAATTTGGTGTGCGACCGAAGCAAAGCGAGGGAGCACAGAGGGGTTTTAGCCCGACAGAGGGGTTTTAGCCCGACAGAGGGGTTTTAGCCCGACAGAGGGGTTTTAGCCCGACAGAGGGGTTTTAGCCCGACAGAGGGGTTTTAGCCCGACAGAGGGGTTTTATGAGATAATAGCCTTAGATGGTAGTGATATACCAGAAGAGTTTGATTTGTCACAAGCTGTCATTATTGATGGTGATGTACGTGTGACGGGTAGTTTGATTTCATGCGGCAATGTCGTCTGCAATAAATTTGTGGAGGTGTAGTCTATGGGTCACTCTAACGGTAAAATTACCTCTCCTGTAGGATTGGATAGTGATGTATATCCTACCCTAGGTATCGGTCCTACTAGCAATGGCTATGATTTAGGATATGCGTGCGCAAATACGCATGGGAAAATAAATAAATGGAGTAAATATAAACCTGTGAGGCAACCATACTTAGATGATCGTTCTGATTATTGGAAAGCTAATGATGGTTTATGTGGTCTAAGTGTAGTGGGATACATGTCTCCAGGAACGCTTGAAAGCGGATTTCTAAAAGACCTTTTTAATGGCGTAGACTGGGGATATAATGCTCCTACTGGTGGAGATTCAGCACCTTATCGGATATTGGATTTCAACGGATATAATCATAATGCTATAGTTCCTTTTGGAGATGACGTTCCATCAGATGTATATTTGGACACATCTAATAATCTAGAAATACAACTTGAACAGACAACAAATGCTGATGATAACATTTTGCTATCCTATTTAAGCTATCAAGGAACTCCATTTTCTGAAATGTATGCAGGGGTAGGACTTTTACAAAATACTAGATACATTTTAGTAACATCTGAAAGTATGTTTACTGATTCAGTATCTATAAGGTTATTAAATATAGGTAGTTATGTAGGTAAATGGAAAGTAGCTTTTTTCTTGTCATCTAATAAAATAGGAGTAGGTGATGAATTAAAACAAGGAATATACATACCTATTCCAGTAACACCAAAAACAATGACTATTCATGCAGCTGGATCTCTATACGTAATAGAAGCATTTGGTACATGGAACTCTTCTAATAACCAAATTACATACAACTTCATTATAACAAATAATAGTGGGTCATCTGTTACTATACGTGGTATAGTTCTTGTGTTAATGAGGACAAGAACAGTTCCAGAAGCTGGAGAAAATGCTGGTTCATTACTTACAGGACTTATTGCACAGGTTCCGGCAAAAGGAACATATAGATCATCTATGTATTCCTTTAATGTTAGTAGAGATTTTTCTTATGATTATTATATTGCAGCAAGAGCCACAGGGGTAAATACCACCTATAATATGGTTGAAGATTACGCTCCATAAATTTTATCAATCCCCAATAAAATAAGCCCGAAAGTTACACGAACTTTCGGGCTATTTTGTAACCTGAAAACAATATGAAACCGATACCTATGTATCCAAGATTGATTAGTATTTTTTGCCATTTAGACAATTCCTTTTCTACCTTTACTTCTACAATTTTCTCCACGGTTATTATCGAATCTTTCGTCACTACCGTTTCTTTCTCCAAGGATGGGATGCTGTCTTGTAAAAAGTCTTTCTTGTTTTTCAAACTATGAAAAAGCCTGCCATCCGACATTATTTTAGCGTCTGATACGGCTAATGATGTTTCCAAGTGTGAACTATCTTCAAATGTTGTATGTTGTATGTGTTCTGTTGGAAGAGTTATTATTTTTGATTGCCATACTACTCTTTCCGTTACTGTCGTGTTGTGGTCTACTATGGTTGTATTTGTCGAAGATGGAAGTAGCTTGCGTGAACAAGAACACGACAGTAACAAAAAAAATAGCAATATAGAAAACGGCTTATTCATGTGCGTTTTATTGTTAAAAACATTAAATCATATTATAAATCTGAAATTCATTTATTCGTCACATCAATCAACCCATATGAAATATATTTCAATTTCTTATAAGAAACATCTTTCTTGTTGCTTCCATTGTCTTTTAAATTAATGTTTATTCAACATAAGTCGGGATTACTCCCGTTAAATACCCATCGCCAATGTTGGATGAGGTTTTCATAAGCAGCACCGTTTCACCGAATACGCTACTCCTTTTAACCACTTAACTTAGAGCTACAGACTTGGGTAAACATCCGTAGGTAACTATATATCATTCTCATCCAACGTAGCACTCAAAGTGCTTAGGCTAATAACCTGACTCCAAATGAAGCATATATAAAATATACAGTAAACTTTAATATATTATATATTATTCGAGGTTATCGACAAGATTTGTTGCGATAAGCGAGATAAATTCCTCCTTCGGTATTTCCAATGCTTCGGGAGAGTTCCATTTCACCTTAATTGCACCGTCAGTACCAATGAGTTCAATGATTTTAGTGAATCCTTCAAAGGCGAAGTATCTAGGCTTCATATCACATTCCTCTTTCATTTTCTCTTGATATGCTTCGGAGTATGCCTTATTCAACTCTTCTGTTTCCTTGTTGAAATCTTCTTCTGTCTTTCTGATTTCATCCGCTTCTTTCTTTTCCTCTTTTGTCGCATCTTCCTTTCCGTCAATCTCTTTCATGTGATTGATTTTCTGTGCGCGCTCGTCATATCCTTCCTTCTTTATTTCTTTAAGAACCTGTTGCATATCATCATCGAATGCTTTTGCAGCCTTGTCGTAAGCAACACGCATAAGCATGATTTTTGCTTTCAGTTCTGATGGAAGTTCCTTCCCTTCTAGTGATAAGGGGATATTCAAGAGAGTTAATCTCTTTAAAAACATTTCTTGGTTCGTCATTTTTCTTGCCTTTTTTAGATTGAAACTGATGAGATTCCTTTCGTGTTAATGTATTTTTTCACATCGGTTACGAAAGAGTTGATGATGGTAATGATAGCAATTTGTGCTTCCAAATCGGGATGATCGTTGTAGTTGATTGCGATACCACCGTTCTGATTGAAATAGAATGTGGCGAGTTGGTTCTCTGATTCCAATGACTTCACCTCTCCGCCATCAAATGAATCAATGTTTTTTCCGTTTGATACGTTTACATTCGCATTCACCTTGTATTGTTTTTCCACATTAGCTTCATTGCTGAATGTTACGCTGGCTGAATTTACGCCAACGAGTGTTACTTTGTTTTCTTCTATAGCCATAGTTAAAAAATTATTTTATTGCAAAGATAACATAATCGTTTTTATCTACCATTTTAAATATGTTAAAAAATACTAATGGATTTTTGTTTGTTGTAAATCATGCTCTTGTGCTTATTTTTGCTATTTTTGCAATAATTAAAAAACAATAACTATGGCTGATGTTGATTTAGGAGCATTAAAGTTTAAGATCGGTCTAGATGATTCCGGTCTTGACAAACAGATAAAGGATATACAGAAGAAGTTGCAGGACACATTTAACCAGGAGATGTCCTTCAAGCCTATGTTGACCGATATAGGCAAAATGAATGACGAACTTAGCGAGGTTGTAGATAAGATAAACAAAGCGAATGAAAACGCGTCCAAGGTAGGGAAAGGGAAGTCGAACAAGAAAATGGATATACTTGTTCAGATGGAAGAGTTGTCAAACAAGATTGTCGAAGCGACAAGGGAGTATGACAAGCTGGAAAAGACTTACCGTAACCTAGGCAATGCAGGCGGAGATAAGGGGATGGCTACAAGAAAAGCCAATCTTGAAAGTCAGAAGAAAGCGATAGATGATCTTGTGGCTGAATTGAACAGATTGAAAACCGCATATTCCCTTACTGCTAACAGTGCGCCTAAATTGTCCATTTCCGATGAAAGAGAACTTAATCTTCTACGCCAGCAATACGAGATGGAGATTGCACGGACAAAAGAGATGGATAGACAAGCATCAAAGCAGGAACAGGCGAGTAAGAAGATGCAGCAGACCAATCAGAAGTATCTACAATACTTTTCTAGTCAGTCTGGACTTGCCCTTGGTATGCCGGAGGGAAGTGCTGAGGACTTGAACAAGAAGATTGCCGCTATACAGAAACGCCTTGAACTATTGAATAAATTTAAGGTTGAAGTTCCTTTAAACAGCAATCAGATAACAAAGGCTGACGCTCTTATTCAGAAATTGCAAGGCAGGCTGGAAAAGTTGCAATCATCTTTAAGAAAAACGTCAACGCATGACTTGCTTAATATCAATCCTACGTCTATCAATCAGGCTAACAATCTTATTTCTGAATTGACGAACAGGCGTAATGCGCTTAATACGACTGATGCAAACTATAACCGTACCCTTACTCTTCTCAACAGGAAGATACAGGAACACAACAAGTTTGTAAATGAAGCCACATCCTATGGAACAAAGATGCAGCAGACCAATCAGAAAAATGCTGCAAGTTCAAAAGAGTTTTCCGAGGAACTGACAAAGCAGAGCAGAATGATGCGTGAGTTTGTCAATACGATAAAGACTTATGCAGGATTCTACTTTTTCAGAGATATGTTTCAGGAACTTGTTGCTATCCGTGGAGAGTTCGAGTTGCAACAGGTATCATTACGTGCCATCATACAAGATGCAAGACGGGCTGACCAGATATTCAGTCAGATTAAGGGGCTTGCTGTAATATCTCCTTTCCAGTTCAGTGATTTGGTTGGATATACCAAACAGCTTGCTGCATTCCAGATACCTGTCAACGAATTGTACGGTACAATGAAAAGTCTTGCGGACGTTTCCGCAGGTCTTGGCGTTGATATGGGTCGTATCATTCTTGCCTATGGACAGATAAGAAGCGCAGGTGTATTGAGAGGGCAGGAATTACGTCAATTGACAGAGGCCGGTATTCCTGCATTGGACGCATTAAGAAAAAAACTGGAAGAAGTAAGAGGCGTGGCTCAAACTACTGATGATGTGTTCAACGCCATATCAACACGTCAGATTCCTTTTGAGTATATTCGGGAGATGTTTACCACAATGACGGAAGATGGTGGTATGTTCTACAAAATGCAGGAAATACAAGCTGCATCTTTGAAAGGTATGGTAAGTAACCTTGCCGATTCATACAAGATTATGATGAATGACATAGGCGAGGCGAATGATTCCGTTCTGAAAGGAATTGTTGGAAGCATAACCGATGCGATGAACAACTGGAGATATTTCTCCAAAGCAATAGAGGGTGTTGCTGTAGGATATGCCGCATTGAAAGGATTGCAGTTGGCTAGAACAGCCATGCTAGGAAAAGAAGTTGTCGCAACAACTAATGCTATTAAGGCTGAGAAATTACGGGAAGCCCAGTTGCTTAAACAGGCTGCAATGTACAGAACGCTCACTACTGCCGAGAGGTGGAAGATAGCGACAGCGTCAAAACTGTCTGCCGTAGAGATAGTTGCTGCCGTTAATTCGGGAAAGATGTCAGCAGAGATGGCAAAACGTATTCTTGCCACGAATATGCTGACACAGGCTGAACGGCATCTTCTTGTCACCGAACTTAAACTGACAGGTGCGGAAGCTGCAAGAATGTTGTCTATGACAAAAACGACAATGTTGATGAACAGATTCAAACTGGCAACATTCGGTTTGACAAATTCATTGAAAACATTGTGGCTTACGATAAAGGCTAATCCGCTCATGACGATACTTACTGTTGCAGGACTTGTAGCGGAAGCGTTTCATATTATGTCTGCACGTTCGGAAGAGTTCAATCAGAAGATAAAGGATAGTGCAAAGTCTTTCCGTGAATCATACAGTGATTTGCAAAAAGACCTTGACAAGATAAACTTCGATAAACTCACCCCGGAAAACCTTGAACAGCTTGACACGAAACAGTTGCAGACGTATGAAGAAACACTGACTGGAATATTGTCTAAATATGGCAATATGGGGCAATATATAGTACAAAACAGTAAGAAAATAGATGATCAGAGATCTCGTGTGGAATATCTGCAAAAGTCAGCATCGGAACTAGAGCAGGTTTATAAACGTGCTGCTGAAAATGCGGATATAATGTTCAAGGCGGATAAGGCAACATCTACGGGCGTATTTGGCGATTCATTCTCTGATATGCTTAAAGATTACGAGAAATCGTCTGTAAAACTCACTTCGGCAAGTAAGGATATAGAAGAGTTTCGTGGGCAGATAGTACAGGCATCCAAGGAGATTATAAATATGGGTAAGGGTACTAAGGAATGGAGAAACGAACTTACCGAACTGATAAACAAAGGGGCTTCGGCGGCTACTATTGTAGAGAAGATACGTTCTTTGGCTGAAACGTCAGGAGATGCACGGACATTTGAAATATTCAAGAACAAAACCCATTTTGACAGTGAGGAATTGTTGAAGGAGTATGAGAAATTGAGGATGGGCATTACGGATGAAGTAAAAAAACTTGAATCATCATTTAATTTATTTGCAAAATATACTGAGAAAAAACTTAAAGATGTATTTGGTAATATAGATGTAAAAAACCTTACTGATGAGCAACAGAAACAATTAAAGATACATCTTGATGAATTTGCAGTAGCTAATGAATTAGGGGAAAATGCTAGAAAGAAATTAAACGAACTGGCAAAAGAAAGATGGCGTATTCAATTTGAACTTGATGATAGGGAAGCCCAAGCAGGATTGACAGGATGGAAGAAATCTCTTGACGAGATTACAGGAAAAGCGTGGACTATAACAATCAAAACGTCAGATATAAAGACTGTAGAAGATTTCTTTAATGCCGTAAAAAAGGAATATAAGGATTCAAAAAGTACAATAGAAAACTATCAGAGAACTATTGACAAATTTTCCAAAGAGGGTAAACTGAAAAAAGTAGGGGATAAATACGAACTGACAGGATTGGTAGACCCTGAAGAACTTGAAACATTAAGGCAAATAATAAGCGAGTTTAACGCTGCCAACGAAGCGATGTCAAAGGCTACGGGAACAGCAAAACAATTCAACCTTGAACTGGAAAAGCAGAAAAAGGAAGCACAAAAAAGAGATCCTCTTGCTGACCTTTGGAAAAACAGGTTGTCATTGCTTGAATCCGCCTATTCCAAGTTCAAGGATTTGAGCATTAACATAGGTAAGGAAGAAGCCAAAAAGCAGATTGAATCCATCTACGGTTCACAGGCGTTAAAACTTGGCGTAGACCTTGTATATGACAAACAGGCTATTGTTGACAATTACAACAAGGCTGCAAAGGAATTGGAAACACGTGTTCCACAGGATGCTGTTAAAAATGCAAGGAAAGCAGCCGAATTGTCCTCTGAAATTTATGTTGATGCAGCCAAGAAGGTGATGAAGAGGATTACGGATGAGTTTGACAGATACAAGAACAAGTATGACTTTTACAGTGACATACTTGGGATAACGGGTGATTCCGAACTTGCCTTAGACCTTGCCGTTCAGTTTAGCGGTGACACATCTACTATGGCTGAAAGTTTTGCAGCAGGCATATATAACAATCTGCAATCCGCATTGGCAGGAATGAATCTTGACCTTGGCGTTTCTGTTGTGCCCGATACATCTTCATTCACCTCAATGAACCAGTATATAAATCAGATACAGGAAGCAATTAAGGGGAATAAGAATATCGGAGAAGATCAGAAAGAGGTTATCCAAGGAATGATTGATGCATGGAAAGGCTACTTTGGTGAGATGGCAAAGCAGTATGCTAATGACCTTGAAAAATATGGTGACTACTACACCCAAGTTGATATTATTAGAGAGAAGTACCGTCAAAGGATTGAAACGGCAAAGGGTATGGGCAACACATCCTTATCTTCCGCATTGCAGAAAAGCGAAGAGATGGACTTGTTCAAGCTGACCACAGACTATCAGAACTTCTTCGGTGCTGTTGAAGCGATGTCTATGGAAGCTGCAAATACCGTTGCCGACAAAGTAAGGGAAATGCTCAACAGTGCGTTCAGGTCTGGTGCTATCAGTGCAAAGGAATACATGAAAGAACTTGAACGTGTGGACAAGCAGATAGAGAAGATGATGAAGAATAACCAGTCTGACTTGCAGACGTACATGAAAGAAGGTATTGAAGGTCTGTATAACAAGCGTTATGATGCAGGAAAGTCAAAGATGATGGCAGGCATGAATGATATGCAACAGGCTATGGCTGACATCGAAAATGCTTCCAAGGCATACGAGGACGCGATGAAGAATGGTGATGAAGAAGCTGCCAACGCTGCGTTGAGTGCCAAGTCGGAAGCCGAATCAAGATATAAGAGCGGACAGGAAGCTGTCAATACTGGTAAAGAAATGATGGCTGCCGCACAGAACGCTTTGCAGACGGTGAATCTTATTGACTTTATCATAACCAACATATACAATGCCATAAAAGCCATGCAGCAGATAATCGCATCCGTGTCCAACCTTATGGATTCTATGGGTAAGGATACTGACAGTGGTTTCATGCGCGAGATGAACCAGTTCTCGGAAGCTATGGGCGTTATGAATGAAGGAGTGAAGAAATCATGGGATTCATTCAAAAGCGGTGATTTTGCAGGTGCGATAGGCTCGGTTATATCCATGCCGCTTGATGTTATCGCTACGTTTAACAGGCAGCATGATAAAAGGCTTCAAAAACATATAGAGAATCTTGAATTTGAATCAAAGAAACTTACCAATATCTATAATATGCTTGAAAAGGAATTTGAGCACATTATAGACCCGGCAAAACTTGATGAGGTTACATCCCAACAGGTATCAAATCTGAAAGAACAGTTGCAAATTCAAAAGGATATTCTAGCAGCCGAAGAAGATAAGAAAAAGTCAGATAGAGAAAAAGTAGAAGATTACAAACAGACAATAAAAGAATTGGAGTATGAGATAAGATATTATACGGAAACGCTTGCCAGCAAATTGTACAGCATTGACTTGAAAGACTGGGCTAGCCAGATAGGTGACGCTCTTGTCGAAGCATGGCTGAAAGGTGAGGATGCTGCAAAGGCTTATAAGGACACTGTGGCAGACGTTATGAGAGATGTTGTTAAGAGTTGGGTACAGCAACAGTACATAGAAAAGGCAATGCAACAGGTACAGACCACACTGTTCGGAGCAGACGGCAAAGGTGGTATGTTTGCGGATAACAAGATAGATAAGGATGAACTTATAATACTAGGAAATGTAATGGGCTCATTGGAATTAGCCTTTGCGGAAGCCGGAGGTGTAGTCAATGAGATAAACAACGCCCTTGGTGGTATGCTTACCGAAACGGAAGAGAACGCGGAAGGTCTGTCCAATGCCATTGCAGGAGTTGACGAGAATACATTTAACCAGGCATTGGGCTATCTTAACGGGATGAGATACGAAATGGTTGTACAAAGCGATCTTCTCCGTCAGTTGGTATCGTTAAACGGTGGTTCGGCAGGAACGGGAGGAACGAACATGACAGCCATACAGCAGTCACAGTTGGAGGTTCTCACCCAGCAGCTTGCCGCAACTATGGCGATAAAGACAGCACTCCTAAGTGTCGTTTCCATTGCCCCAAGGTCAGGCGGAAATGCGATAAAGGTTATAATTGACTAAAAACAAACGCCCTGCTAGCTTCACAGTTGGCAGGGCGTTCCAGTTTGATTATGAACAAAAAATCCAATCACTTGAGGTGCTTAGCGGAATCGAACCGCTGTTGTCGGTTTTGCAGACCGTTGACTAAACCACTCATCCAAAGCACCTATTGTGATGCAAATATAGAAAAATAATTTTTAAATTTACATAAACTTTAAAACTATTTTTGCTATTTTTGCACTAATAAACAATGTACACGAATGGCTATATCTAAATATTTTATAAAGAAAGGAAGCGATACGGCAAAGGATTTGTATGCCACATACAGGCTGTATATACTTGAAAGCAAGGGATTATGGGATTTGCCGACAAGAAAGGAAGCCTATGCCGAAAAATGGTATGACAAGAACGGTCAGAAGGTGTACGAACCTGTCACGCCTGTTTACCAGCCAACGGAAGGAAGCATAACATTTGCCGCTTTGGGAGATGTGGAAACGGTAAAGACGAATATCCGTTCGTTCTATTCATATATAACCAATGTGATACCTGCCACTCCCGGTACGCCTTACGGTTCATCCTCTTTCTCTATATGGAATGATATATGGGGGGAATCGGCAAAGCAGGTGATAAGATGCACGGGTTTTGAAACAGGCGCAAAGCTGAGTTATCAGGACGTTCAGGACTTGCAGAATCCTGACCGACTTGTGTCCGCCTATACATTTTCGTTAAATTTCAGTATTGACCAACCAACGCTTTAAAGACCAATGATTTTACAGATTAAAAGAGGAAATAGGGTTATTGCGGAGAGTGCTGATTTTTCATACAGCCCGTCTTTGCAGGAAGTGAGAAAATTGACTTGTGAAGTCGTTTCCGTTGTTCCGATAGAGTTCAAGGCATACAACTCAAAGAGTGAATCGGAATACGATACAGTCGTATATAACGGTAATACATTCATCCTGTACCAAGCCCCATCGGGAGATAATCTTAACGAAGCAGGAAAATACAAATACTCCCTTCTGTTTTACGGTAAGGAGGTGCTTTTGCAGAATGTGGCATTCCTTGACATAGTAAGCGGAACAGGCGGGGAGATAAACAAGATAAGATACACTCATGGCGGTCTGTTCCAGTTCTGGGGTGATGCAAAGCAGCTTGCCGCACGCATCGAAGCAAATATAGAATCTTACAATGCGTCATTGGGTGCAGGATATACAGGCATTGGCACATGGACGCTCAACGTGGATGCGGAAGGTGATCTCACAGAAGATATGATTGACATAACCGATGGGACTAACCTGTTTGAAGCATTGAAGAACTTCTATGACAAGTTTTATCTCAATTATTACTTCTCAACGACAGCGAACGGTGGGATAATAACCATTACGGACAAGACAAGACCGTCCGTAAACTGGACATTCAAGCAGGGTGACGGTGGGGGTGCTGTAAAAGTTTCCTCTTCCGTAGATACAAGCACACCTGTCATAACCCGAATCATACCACAAGGTGGAAGCAGGAACGTTCCGCCTGAATACAAGAAGGACGCTAAGCCTGCCGATGAATCACGCTATTGCCCGTACATCCTTCTTCCGAATGATTCTGACGGGAATATAAGATATTATATTGACAGCGAATACGGATTGAAGAACTATGGTGTGAGAGGGAAAACCATATCAAACACGTTCAGTGGGATATATCCTTCCATTAGAGGAAAAAAACTTGGTGATCTGTACCCGTCAGGACTTCCCGAATGGGATACATACAAGGCGGACGGAGAACCCGATCCTCAATCGGGAAAGGTGGCAGGTGAGGGTGCTAGCGCATCTACACGGATAGACAAGATTATCGGGTCTACTCCTATAAAGAGTAATGATAGTGACAGTTTCTTCATTTATATGACCTCTCCCGGATTCAACCTAGGGTACAAGGTATATGAGGACGGTGATTCATCCGACAAGATAAATGACAACGTGCAGCCTCAGTACAAGCCCCATGCTATGTTTGACAAGTACAGGGATTTTGAGAGTTTTGATATATATAGTACAAGGGCATATTATGACCAGCCTGTAAAGGCTACTGCATCATTCTCAGGGAAGATGCTTTTCAGTATATTACCTATAGGAAGTGATGCTGTAGGGAAAAAGGTGAAGATTAACCTACGTATGGTTTTAAACCGTGTATTGGGTCAGGCTTCTCCTTTGAAAGAGGTTGTTATCGGAGAGGAAGGTGCTACTAGTATGCTTGAAATACCTTACGACAAGACCGCTCTTGTAGGATATATAGAAAAAGGTAAGAATACGACAGTTACCATACGTATTGAGTTCACGTTTGATTCTGACGTTCCTGCCGGAAGCTGTAAGATAGGCTTTAGTGAGGAAATGACCTGCAACATACATTTCGGTAATCAGGACGGTTCACAGGATAGGTTCTATTACAAATACGCTTCTGTAACGGACGCGGTGTTCAGTATGCGTACAGGAACTTATACGGGAACGGAATTTAAGATAAACAAAAACGGTATTATTCCTCTTTACGGTGAGGTGAACGGTGATACGGGGGAAACGGAAGAGGATGTTGCCATGTTTAATAAGGGGGCACGATATAAAATATCATGCTACAGAACGGATAGCGACAATGCCAAACTTCCGCTTTATACGGATGGTAAATCTCCTTCAATTGCAGCAGGAACGGAGTTTGTCATTCTGAATATCGTCATGCCCAAATCTTATGTGACAATGGCTGAGAACACGCTTGAAAAGGCGGCTCTTGACTACCTGTCAAGATATGACCATGAGAACCGAACCGTTTCACTTGACATATCTAGCGGATTTGTCGCAGAGCATCCTAACCTTTTCATTGACTTCATAGAAGGAAATATGCTAAAGGTAAGGGATGATGGAATAGGCGTGTTCGATTTCTCTGATAACGGTCAGATAGTGGATATGCAGTTACAGATACAGTCTTTGGAGATTAAATATTCCAAGGAGAATATGTTTCCGTCATATTCATGCACCATTGCAAGAAGAAAGATACTGTCTTTCTATGAACGGCTGGCACAGGAGAATCAGACCGCTTCAACACAGAATACGACAAATGTAACATTAGGTGGAAGTGGTACGGGAAGCGGAACAAATATTTTCTCTGAACAGCTACTTAATGACCTTATTGCATCGTTTCAGAAGTTCAACGGATGGTTTGAATGGGATGAAGTAAACCAAGCGTTACGATGCAAGTCAGCGTTCTATACAAACCAATGGATATCAGCGTTGGGCGCACAGAGTGGTAGCGGAGAACCGGGAGGTGGTGAAGGTGGACTGATTAAGGCCGTGTACGGATTTGCCGATTTAGGTAAGACGTTTGACGATTCCAACCTTAGCAATACATTCAACGCATATACCATCAACGAGATATGGAAGCTAGCCAAGGAAGGCGGAATGAATACGGACAAATTGTGGCAGGAGTTGGAAAAGGATGATCCGACAAAGAAAATTCACATATCCCATCTTCCTGACAATAAATTTGTAACGCTTGATACGGAACAGACAGTTACTGCAAGCAAGATATTTACTGGTCAGTTGTCTACGGCAAATGTAGTTCCTAGCGTGAACAACGCATCCACACTTGGTCTTGAATCGAAGAGATGGGAGAATATTTATGCTGTAGATGCCAACATAAGCGGCACGGTGAAAACACAGTCGTTGCAGGTTGGCGATATAAAGATTATATATGATTCCGTAAACAAGGCAGTAACATTTGAGCATATAGATGGAAGTACGGAAATAGGCTTCTATACCAGAGGATGGATTTCCGCTTTAGGCGTATCGCCTGGAGGAAGCGGAGGAAGCGGTGGTGACGGACTTGTGAAAAACGTATATGGTTTTTCCAATCTCGGCACAACCTTCTCCGATTCAGACCTTGACAATACGTTTAATGCGTACACGATAAACGAGATTTGGAAAATGGCGAAGGAAGGTGGTGGTATAAAAAACATCACCCAGTCGGGAAGTGGAAATGCCGTAACAAACATGGCACTTAGTTCTGACGGGAAAACCATCACTGCCGTATTCGGGGAAACATTCGCTAGACAACAGGACTTGGGTACGCTGAATAATACCGTAACACAGTTAAGCAACAAGTTGAACAACTTCCTAGAAGGAAGCGATGCCGATAACATTATCAACAAATGGAAAGAACTTGAAGCGTTTCTTGACGGTCTTACGGAAAGCGACAACCTAGCCGAACTTCTTGCACTGAAAGCGGACAAGACCATAACGATAAGCGCAGGAACAGGTCTTACGGGAGGTGGAAACCTGTCCGCAAACCGCACATTGTCACTAGCCACCACAGGGGTGAAGGCTGGTACATATACGAAAGTTACAGTAGATACCTATGGGCGTGTTACAGTCGGTGATAATCCTACCACACTGGCAGGGTACGGGATTACTGATGCCGTTACCTTGACTACTGCTCAGACTATTTCGGGAAGAAAAACGTTTAGTCAGAATATAGTTTTCAATAATAACGGTGGTATAACATATACTGATTCAAATGTAGTATTAAGAAACTCAGACGGTCATACAATACTAGCTAGCTTTGGAAATGGCGAAATAAATCTAAGACCGAATGGGCATAATAATACGGAAGGTGCTGTTTGGATTAATAAGGTAGGAAATGTTCAAGCACCATCAGTGTCAACAAATGCCATTACGATAGGAGATGCCCAGCTTGTTTACGATTCGGCAAACAAGGCTCTGAGAGTGAAGCATAGAACAGACGGAAACACGGTAGGATTCTACTCGGACGGTTGGGTATCTGCTCTTGGTGTGAAAACAGGTGGTAGCGGTGGTGGTAGCGGTGTTGTAAATACCGTTTACAGCTTCGCAAACCTTACTGACGGCACAACCTTCTCCGATTCAGACCTTGACAATACGTTTAATGCGTACACGATAAAGAAACTGTACGATATGGCTGGGAAGGGCGGACTTGACGCTGATGCTATGTGGGCTGAATTGAAAAAGGCTGATTCAAGTAAAGTCATAGACGCAAGCCATATCCCTACTTCCGTATTGGACGGTAGATGGGTGAAAAAGGCTGGCGATACCATGACCGGAACACTTACTTCCGCATCTTCTTCCGGCTCAATCGTATTCAAGGGATTGGAAAATTGTGATATTACCAATATCTATAAGGATAACGGAGTTATCAAGAACGATGATGGTGGGTTAACTTCTATAAGAAACGGATTAAGGTTCAACTGGTATGACACTTACTGGTACATAGGAAACATTAGAGGCGGCAGTACGGAAAGTGCAGGATTTGGTGTAGTAGACCATAACAACAAGCTGGTTTTACGTGTCACTCCAAATGATGTGAGAGCACCTAGATTCATGTCAACTGTCGCCACAGGGGTATCACCTTTGATAGTTTCAAGCAATACGCTTGTTAATAATTTAAATGCAGATTTATTAGACGGTTATCATCAATCTAAATTTTTGCGGACAGATGGAGTTAACCAACATATAACACTTATAGGAGGGGATGGAAATACCGAAGGTTATAGGTTGGTGCTTGATGCTACCGTATCTGGTGGTTGGTCTATTAACAACATGACACTTCTAGTAAACAGCCGACATTCAGGTACAGGTATAGTAAGTATAGTATTTCAGACGACTAATCAAGAAAGCACTACTTTTGTAGGCTCTTTGAACTATTATGGAAGTCTTATTGGTTTTGGGAATAACATGTGGAGGTTATTTTATAATACATCTACCAAGAGATTAAGACTGTTTTGGCATTTCTATGATTATAATGATTGTCAGGTATCAATCCTAAACAGACGTGGTTCTATGTTAGACATAGCAAATTCAGGCTGGTACACTACAATACCTGACGGTATGGGAACAGAAATTCCATCATATTATAATAGGTCTGATACTACCGGCTCTCTTGCCACCTCCCGTACCCTTTGGGGTCAGCCTTTCAACGGTACAGCCAACGTAAGCGGAAACATGACGGGCGTTGGTAGCATTAACATGAGCGGTGTACTGACAATAAAGAATTCAACCTACAACAAACAGCTTATAATATGGTCAGCAGGTTCTACTGCAAAGAATCAAGGAGAAGGTATTTGGTTCAGAGGTAATGATGCAACCCAAGAAGTAGTATTACGCCATGAATGGTATGATACATTTGTTCCCGGCTACGGGATTGCTGTCAGCAAGCATGATTCCTTGGAAGCAGGGGATGCAAATATGTTTTTTTACAACACAGGACGGTTCATATCAAAAGCACCGCAAGGAACATCACCCTATCAATGCGTGTCTACTACTGTAAACGCCAATCTTAACGCAGATATGGTGGATGGATTGCACCTGTCTGATTTTGACGGACGCTACGTGAAGAAAGCAGGTGACACCATGACAGGGGATTTGACGATGAATAACACCAAAGGATTCAATATAGGCTGGTCAACTAGAGTGGTTAAAACTTCGAGTGTTTGGATTCACGGTGGCAGTGATGCAGCTTCCGTAGACGATGCGAACTTACGTTTTGGCTCATGGAATGGTATAGGCTGGTATCCTACAATCAGCGGACAAACCGTTGCACAAGGGAAAAACGCCATGTGGTTGAATGTAAGAACAGGGGTATTAGATGTACACAGCAACATTACTTCCCATAAAGGTTATCTTGCTGCAAACTGGGATTCGGCTAAACGGTTGGTATTGGGCGGTGGAGGTTCCTTTGCTTGGATTGATTCAAGAGATTCAAGCAATAATGTATTATGTAATATCGTACTGTACGATAATAAGGTTTATATAGGTAATTATGTTGAATCGAGCAGGTTCGTATCTACCGTAGGCACAGGCAAGCAGCCTTACCAATGCAATTCCACTACATTGAATACCAACTTGAACGCGGATTTGTTTGATAACTGGCATTTAAATTTTTTCCCTAGAAATTACAATAACAATAGAACTTATGCGATGCAGTTTGCTTTAGGTAGTACGGACAATGGCTGGAAAAAGATATTCGCTTGTTCTGAATCGGGAACTGGACCTTGGCGGTCAGTAACGGTTTGGGGTCAGATATGGTATGCCTATGGAAATCATGCACAGGAAGAAGTAAGGAATTATCACTTCTGTGCTATTTTTCAAATGAGAAGTGGAGAAACTTCTTCTGGCAGCGGTGTAGGAAGTGTCGTAAACTCGGCACGTCTTTATCTCCCTACATTCGCAAAAGGAATGGATAATATCCGTCTTGTACGTGTAGGAACAAACAATTTTGAATTGCAAGTGCGCCAGATTGGTTCATATCACAATGGGCACATACAATACCAATATTGGGCTAATGGTGCTAACGTTTCCGCATGGGAAAATCTGCAATCCACATCCAATACGTCTGTGGCTGTATCGGCAGGAGGTGCTTCTACATTGGCTGACAGTAGGGCTTCTAGTGCGGATGTGTGGACTTCTGCTAGAACATTCTATATACAAGACCACAACGCTTCCCATACGGGTGCTGGGGTTAGTGTGAACGGTTCTGCAAATGTATCTTTAAAACTCCCCAATTCCATTCAATGCGGCGACTGGTTTAGAAGTACGGGAAATTCAGGGTGGTATCATCAGGATTATGGTGGCGGTATATATATGCAAGACAGCACATATGTTAGAGTGTATGGAGGAAAGAGATTTTATGTTGGAAATACAGAAAATACTAACTTTAGCACAAATACAGCAATATCAACTGATGGGGGAATATATGCGAAAAAGAATATTACAAGTAGTGCTAATATCATTGCAAATGGAGCAATTACTGCCAAGGCATCCTCTTCCGATATAAGGCTGAAAACCGATATTCAGGGTTATGATGCTATGGGTATTATCCGTAAATTCCGGAGTGTGAAATATCATTGGAACGCTATTGCCAAGGAAAATTCCGAAGTATTCAACCATGATAACTGGAATTACGGTCTTATCGCACAGGATTTGCTTTCCGGAGGTTACACCCAGTGGGTAAAGGATATATTCAATGACTATTATACCATAGACTATGAAAGACTTATCCCCGTTGTATGGAAAGGTTTGCAGGAAGTTGATGATGAGGTTACAAGATTAAAGAAAAGAGTGAAAGAATTGGAAAAGAGATTAGGTATTAACAATTAATAAATAAAAATATTATGGGTCATTCTAATGGAAAGATTACAGCCCCAATAAACTTGGATGGTGACGTTTACGCCACTCTTGGTATAGGCAGTGTGAATGGGGCTTACGATTTAGGATATGCTTGTGCAAATACCCACGGGAAAATAAACCCGTGGGCACGGTACAAGCCTGTACGTTACGAAAGCCTTGCACCGGGTGAGAATGAAAAGTGGTGGCAAGGATGGGATGGGAACTGTGGTATGATGCCTAAAAGAATTTCAAGTTATATGGATTCCGTTAATTGGGCAAATGGAAGTATGAACGGATGGGAATACGCCCCACCGACAGGTGGTAAGTTTCCATTTCGCCTTACCGACTTTAACGGGTACAATCATAAAGCCAGAGCACCAATTGGCAATTTTCTTGTTCCCACTCAGGCTACAAACCAATTCACAAGTAGCTCTTTCACTGCTTCATGTACCATTATGATGCCCTCAGAAGGTTCCCAATTGCTGGATGAGCTTAACATAGGGGATATTCCAACCGTAAAGGATTGCTATTTCGGAATATATGCGAAACAACGTAGTGGAAATCAGGGTAGAAGAGTTACAGCAAAAAATAAAATAGGAAGTGGGTATGCTATGGCGGAAATGATAACTTATGGTATGCCTACGGGAACTTGGGATGTTTACCCTTTTCTCTGTACGGCAATTCTTGAGCAGGACGCTTCTGATGTAGCCAATGACTGCTATTCAATACCTTTGTTATCAAGTAAGTCAATAGAGATTATTTCTTCTTATGTAAGCATTACCGTGCTTGCCGGACTACTTCCATCAATAGCTGGAAATACTACGGTTACTATAAGAGTAAGAAACAGTTCGTCAGGTACAATCACTTTCAAGAACAATGCTTGGCGGATACGTTTTACAAATAAGGATTTCAAAGACCCATTGGTAATGGGAGAACAATATGGCAGTATATCCAATTTTGATGTTCCTGCTGGCACTACCAAGGAAATGGAGATAACAGTATCGGTTTCGTCACAATTGGTTCAGGCTAAGAACGCCAAATTGTGGGTAAGTCTTAATAGTGCAAGTTACATAGGCAGCTCCATATTCATGGTGGCTCCCGACCAATAAAGATAGTACATTGCTTCTTTCTATGGGTCCTAGTTTATAACCACAATCCTCCCCCTTACCGTTTATCAGTAAGGGGGAGTTAATATACGTTAATTTCCCACGATTAATAAAGCACTTATCACACTCTACACACATTCCATCGCACAATTCATTTAGCACCCCGTCTATTATTCCATTCAATCTCCTTTCGTTCCAATATAAATTGCTCCAAGTATAACAAACGAGCATCCGCACAGAAATGCAAAAATATGACTAACTATCGGGTTCATAGATATGTTTTTTTTAAATTTTCAGCAAATATACGACATAAAACCGTATGCAACCAATACGTTTAACTATTTTTTAATTATCTTTGCGATAATAGATAAAATTCATAATATGCAGTTTTCCATCGTACCAAAAATAGATGCCGAGATTATGTTTTCGGAAGATGACCTGTCCGTTTTCAGACAATCGACAGACGGGCTGTATTATATGATCCATACCGAAAAGGTTATGGAAGTGATGCCTATGACGTTGCCGGATGACGAAACGGAGCACCCTTTCCCTTACGATACATACGACACGGACACAAGAGAGTTTGAGAAGCTGCTTTTATCTGATGAGTGGAATAAAATGAGAGAAATATGAGAAAGATAGGGCTTTTTAACATAGGAAAACTTGGACTTGTCAAGTCGGCAGGAAAGGCGAAAACCGACATAAGCAAGGTGATAGAAAAATGGGTGAAAGAACACATGGTGTTTTGGTATGATATGTCAAAGCCTGTGGATACATATATTCCTGGTGTTACCTATGCAAATTCTTTTGTTAATGGTGGTGGAAAATTAACTTATGATAATGCTATAAATAAGTGTATAATAACCCATACACCTACAAATAACAATAATATTGCATTTTGGCAAATAATTGTAAAACCGTTACAATATGTAGAATCTTATAAAATACGTGTAACAGGATTGCCAACAGGTTTCACTATTAAAGGAAGGGTTGGATATGATAATATTCAGATAACGTCTGATGGAGAATATGACATACCTGAATACAGGAACAGTAGCACAACAAACGTATCTTATCCTGGATTTTATTTGGCAGGTGATAATGTAAATGATGCGGATTGCAATATTGTGGTAGAAGAAATACCTACAAAACAATCCGTTCCCACAAACGAGATACTAAAAGCCAATCCATACTGCAAAGACCATAGCGGAAACAACAGACCGCTGAAACTTAACAATTTCCTGTTCGCTGCAATGAGCGGTGTGGGTGGATATGATATTGCTAGCACTAATATTCTACCCGATAGAGCAAATGTTACTGTTACAGATAACAGAATTATTCATATTACTAAAAAACTATCCACTACGGATGACATGGTAAACATAGTTCCGGCAAACTCTAACCCAACGCATAAGTTTAAGGTTACAGGTCTTTCTGATGGCAGACAAGTTAGTTTGGTAAACAGAAATGGCGGATTTTATACTTTTGACAATGGAGAACATGAAGTCACATTGACTTATCCCGAAGGAAGCACTTCATTATATAACGCCATAGGAGTTACAGGAAGTGCAGGAGATATGGATGTAACAATAGAGTTTATACCTAGATATCCCAACGCCCTAGTAACTGATGGGGTAGATGATTATGGGCAAATACAGAACTTACAGCATGGCGTTAAGGTGTTGTTTACTACTATTAATCCGTTTGTTGATGGAAAGTTTATCTATGACCAAAGACTGAATACTACTGAACCTTGGCTGTTTGCCGTATTCAATGACAAAGGTAGTATTGCTTATAATAGTAGGAACTCAAACGGCAAGACCTATATTGATGGAACACTGAATGAATCTACAATAGTTTCCGCTTTGTTAAACAAAAAGCAAATAATCACCATAGTAAACAATGATGTGACAGGTGATAAAACTAAAACTCCTATATTCTTTAGCAATACTGACCATAATAGCGGATGGATTAGTTCAGCTTTCTACAACTCCTTTGGGTTCGATTCCGTCCCTACCAAACAGAATGACGGATTCACCGAGCAGGATTTGATTGACTACTATATACCGAAGGCTATCGTAACGATAACGGTGGTGGACGTATCAGGCTCACCCATACAGGATGCAACGGTCACGGTGGGAGGTGTACAGTACAAAACGTTGTCTGACGGTACAGTGAAAGTACGGGGTATGGCAAATGGCACGATGTCGCTGTCTGTAAAGAAAGACGGGTATATGCCGTTTTCTGACAATTCATGGAAGCTTGCTGATTCAAGGATAACGCTAGAGGTTCTTCGGAATACCGTAATCACTGAAAATGGATACAGCATATTGCTTGAAAACGATGGTTTAATATTAACGGAATGATATAATGGAAGATAATCTTAAAATTTCACAGATGCCTCCCGTTGAAACCGCTACGGGAGAAGAGATGATACCATGCGTGACAGGGGACCCTAAAGAGAACAAATCCGTCACGGTGTCCAAGATAAGACAGGGTATGGTAAAGGACGAAAATTATGTGCATACCGACAATAACTTTACTACCCAGTTGAAAGATAAACTTGACGGGATAGAGAAAGGCGCACAGAAGAATACCGTCATAGGCGTGAAAGGTAATGCCGAACAGTCTTACAGGACGGGCAATGTCAATATAACGAAAGACAATATAGGTCTGTCAAATGTGGACAATACGTCCGATGCCGAAAAGCCCGTATCCACCGCGCAGAAAGCAGCCCTTGACAAGAAAGTGGACAAGGTGGACGGCAAGGCGTTATCCACAAACGACTTTACCAATGACTACAAAACCCTTCTCGAACAGATAAAGATGCAGCAGGGGAACATATATGGAGTGGAGATGAGAAGAGGACAGTCAGACCCAGTATTTCAGACATGGATAGGGAAGGAAGAGTTCAAACAATCCCATCCTATCCTCAACTCGTTCCGTGTGGCAAAGGTAAAGGACGGTAAGGTAGTCGGATTTCTTGACCAGACCAATTTCTTCAAAATGGCTGACGGTAGTCCGTCAAATATTGTTATTGACGGAACTGATGTAACAGATGATGGAAGCGACATCATGCTTGTAAACACCAAGCCTTTCTGGATAATCAACGGAGGAACGGATGATACATACGAAAGAAGGCTCGTCAGTGACGCTCCATTTACATACGGTGGTGATACGGCCATAGAGATAAAACCGTTCGGAATGAGTATCGGTTATTCTATAATAAAGGAAGGAAAGCAGAGATCTATCCTTGATAAAACGGTACAAGGAACAACATCAGCAGGAAATCTAGGCGTGAACATAATGGAAGGAAATGGATGGCCTACGGCAGGTGTATCACGTTTTGATTACGAGAAATACGCTAGGGCAAAGAACCAGGACATCACGAAGAACTATCCTTACGCCAATGCGTTCGCCCTTGACCTTGAAGTATGGTGCACGCTTCTGTTCATTAAGTTCAGGACAAAAGACCTGCACGCACAGTCTGTTTGCGGAAAAGGAATATCATCCAACGATTCAGCCCCCGATGCGTCAAGCTGGGGAAAAATGACAGGAATCAGATTCAAGAAGGCGGACGGTCAGACCTATGTGTATTACAATATGAACGGGAAAGGATTTAGAGCGTCAGAAACAGGAACGTCTTATGATTTCTCCGTATTAATAAACGACTACCATCCTTGCATGAAGATGTTTGAAGCACAGCTTGCCATGTCATACGCAAAGGAACACAATGTCGCTCCCGACACCGAGTTTGAATATGAAAGCACAAAATACAAATATTACAACTTCCAAGGTCATAACGGATTGGCTGACGGGGAGATGTCGGGTATCGTAGCCAAGTTTGTCAATGCAACTGTAACCAGCGGATGGAGTATTCCTGACAATGCGGCAGTGACAGACCGTGAAATAGAGATATGCTTCACACAGCCTATCATTCGCGGACGTATTGCCGGGTGGGGAGATATATGGATGTGGTACAGTGGGATAGATTGTGTCATGCACGATTCCACATCCATAGACATCTATCAGACCTATGACGTGAACAATCTGACTACGGACAATGTAGCCACAGAAAAGAATCCTGGGGAATCTTACGGTTTTGAGAATACGTATGATTTTGTCGGTTCTATGGCTAGAGGTGAAGGATACATAACGAAGAACTTTAAGAACTCTCTTATTGGAGAGGTCAAGGGAAGCAATCTTCACACGGGGGAATGCCATTACAACTGGGTTACAGGAAATGCAGGTACGGGTAAGATTGGAAGGCGTGGTGTTTCTTTTGGTGGTAGGTCGAACGACGGCAATTGTTCTCTGCGGTATGGTAATTTGAACCCTGCTCCTTCGCACGCGTACGCGTACATCGGTGGCGGCTTTCGTTGTACAATAACCCAACCCTAATTTTTCACGAAGTGAAAAATCCCCCTCCCAAAACTTGCAAAATATATTAATAATGTTTAAGTTTGCATAATTAAAAATCTAACCAAATGCGTCAGCAAAGTTAAATAAGTCTGTCAAAGGCGGTTAGTTGAAAAAAGGCGGTCTGTAGAATGGTGGTGTTTACTTTGGTGGTAAGTCGAACAACGGCAATTGTTCTCTGCGGAATGGTAATTTGAACCATGATCCTTCGAACGCGAACACGAACATCGGTGGCAGCTAACGTGCTAAAAAAATTACTGCTATACAGAAGCCTCGTCAGGAAGATGAAAAATGTCAAGACAACCCATTGTTTGAGGATGGGAACTTATTAGTACATTTACAGTTGTAGGTATATGGAAAGTTAGTTATCTTTGGCTTAACGGACAAAGAAAAGCACGTAAGATGAAAAGATTGAATAATATTTTTGAAACGATAGGCAGTGTAGATAATATTATATCTGCTGCTGAAAAGGCAAAGAAAGGAAAGAGGAATCACAGGGGTGTGAGGGATTATGAGAAACATAAGGATGAATATCATCAGAATGTTTATCAGATGCTCAAAGACAAATCATACCATGTAAGCAAGTATGAGGTGATAGAGAAAGTGACTGATGCAGGAAAGGTAAGGGAGATACACAAACTCCCGTTTTACCCGGACAGGATTGTCCAGCACAGCCTTTTGATACCCATGATGGACAGATGGACAAAAAGCCTTACACTTGATTCATATAACTGTCTGCCCAAAAGGGGTATTACAAGTAAGGTTAAAAAGCACTCCCTTGTGAGAAAGATGAAACGGACATTGCTTGAAATGGACAAAAACGGAAAAATATACGTTTTGAAAATGGATATTAAGAAGTTTTATCCGTCCGTAAGACACAGCGTTTACAAGAAGGCATATAGCAAAGACTTGAAAGACAGGGATGCGTTATGGCTTATGAATACGCTTAATTACAGCAACAAAGGTCTGGCTATTGGCAATCCTGACGCTCAGATAGGAAGCCATTTGGTATTAAGGTCTTTGGATCATGTTATAAAGGAGCAGTTCAAAGTAAAACATTATTTCAGATTTGCCGATGATATGGTGATATTATCCCACGACAAGAAACAGTTGCATGAATGGCTGTGGAGGATAAGAAATTACCTGTGGTATGAAAAAAAGCTGGAGATGAAGAAAAATTACAGAATATTCCCCGTTTCAGAAGGGATAGATTTCGGTGGATTTGTCTTTACTCCCGGTCATACCAAAATAAGAAAGAGAATAAAGAAAAACTTTGCGTCAAAACGTAATAACCCAAAATCAATTACGAGTTATATGGGTATGTTGATGCACTGTGATTCTAAAAACTTAATTAATAAAGTTTTAGTTAATAATAATAGCCACATGACAAAGATTAGTGACTTGAATATAAGAGTGTCAAGAAAGTTTGACGGAAAAGATGTGAAGATAGACAAACTTGTCGATGAACATATAGACATTCTTGATTTCGATGTAAGACCATCTACAAAGAAGGACAATAGCACATGGGTAAGGATGCAGATAATGTTCAAAGGAGAAAAATGCTTTATGAAAGGCGGATACGAAGCGTTAGGAACATTTCTTTCCCAAGTAGACAAAAGCCTTTTACCATTGGAGGATGTTGTCATAAAATTCAATAGGGGTTATTATTTTGATGGAACATTAGATGTTTAAAATATGGAAAGAGGTTTGATTTTTGACGAGAAGCCTGCCTTTATCTTTGATTTAGGCACTGGATATAGCAATGTTCATTTAAACATTGAACAAGTTGACGAACCCGAAACGGACGATATGGGAAATATTGTACAGGAAAAGTTCGTCAAAAAGTGGAAAGCCGATGTACAGCGTGTAAAGAACCCTGTATCATACGACAAAACGGTAGATGCCGCCATAAAGGATGAATTTCCAAACGGAGAGGAAGAAGCGGCTCTCAGAAAAGGTATTTTAAACAAACTTGACCCGGATTATGTAAAGCTGAACGAGTTTGCCGAAAGTGTAAAACAATCTTACTTGAAAGGATATGGAGAACAATGATAAACAACAGATAGGTGGGTATTTCTCCACCAAAAACGCTTCAAAGGATGAAGCGTTAAAAGGTATCGTAGCTGCAAGAATATCAGCATCGGAAGATGTAACCGATAAGGAATACATAGCATTGTCAAACCTTATAAGAGTAGCGACATCGGATGGATGCCGTATCTCATTGGTACAGGAAACGAAAAACAGATCAAGCAGAATAGCACCAACAGGAATGCTTCTTCCGGCAGGAACAGTGGAATATTTTTCAGTTGCACCGGGAAGCAAGGTGAGTGTTACGGGAACAGCAAACATATCATCTATCGAGTAAGTCATGGGCATGAATTATAACACTATATTAGCTTCCTTACTTGACGGGATATCTCTAGCATTAAAAAGCGGAAACTCGAATGTCAATGCAGATCAGTTTGAGTTTATCACTGATGCGATAAACAAATCTACTATTATACCGTCTTATTTCGATAGAGAAAATGCCATAAAGTATCTCGATGTAAGCGATACGGAATTTGCAAGACTTACATATAAAGGAACTAAGTTTCACCCTATCAAACCACTTCTCTCTCCTGTGAGAGTGCAAGGAATGACAAAACCCGTATATTTAAAAGATACATTAGATGCTCTTAAAAAGAACGGGCTTATACGTCCAAAGAAGTCAAGGGGTAAATACAAGACTAAAAACTAGACAACCTCATATGCGTACATTGTAACACAATCATCTTTATTCTCCATATTAACCGCTTGGAAAATGTTTTCTTCATTATCCAAAGCGGTTATTTTATATGTTCCGTTCATCAGATCAACAGTGTCACCTAATTTTATATAAGCGTACTTGTTTCCACTAGGTATTAAATACGTAATCTTTATTGGATTATTATTCCATTTTTTTAATTCTTTCATCTTCAATTCCTCTATTTTAAAATTATTGCGCTAATATACGAATAGGAAAAACAACTCACAAGTAAATAACTTATTTTAACAAGTTTAAACTATCTGAAACACAATAAGTTATACTACGAAATTTTTATTTTTGTTTAGACCACCCATGTTGTAAATTTACTTTCGTAAAGATGAGTGCACAGTCTTTACGGGAGTTATAATACACACACATTAAATTACAATATTATGGGTTCAGACAAAATTTTTATGTTCGACAATCCTGCCGCTGGAGAAAGCGCAGGTATTATGTCAATGATTCCTGCACTGTTGCAGAATAAAGGATTAGACCCCAATATGGTTGCTGCTCTTATGAGTAATAAAAACAATCAAGACGCTTGGGGTGGTGCTGGTTGTTGGTGGATCTGGATTATCCTGCTCTTCTTCCTGTGGGGTGGTAACGGATTCGGTAACGGGTTTGGCAATGGAGCAAACGGAATCCCTGCTCAATTGAACAATGAAGCAGGACGTGAATTGTTGATGAACGCTATTCAAGGAAACGGAACAGCTATCAATCAGTTGGCTAGTTCTTTGAACTGCTCTACTCAACAGTTGCAGAATGCTATCTGCCAAATTCAAGGACAGATTCAGCAAGTTGGTAATCAGGTAGGTCTTTCCTCTCAACAGATCATCAACTCAATTCAGTCAAATAGTGCAGCTATCGGTTCTCAGCTTGCTTCTTGCTGCTGCGATATCCGTACAGCTATTGAACGTCAAGGATGTGATAGCCGTTTGGCTACTGTAGAGCAGACCAATACTTTGACAAGCAATACAAACACTCAGTTTAACATCTTGTCAAGTAAGATTGACGCTCAAACAGCTATTATCAACGATAAATTCTGTCAGCTTGAAATGCGTGAAATGCAAAACAAGATAGATGCACTTAGACAGGAAAACAGCAATTTGGCTCTGGCTGCTTCTCAACAGGCTCAGACTGCAAATATAGTTGGACAACTTAAGGCTCCGTGCCCGGTTCCAGCGTATTTTGTACCTAACCCAAATTGCTGCTATGGGGGTTATCCGTTCATGGCTGGTTTTGGCGCAGGTTACGCTGCTGGTGACAACTGTGGTTGCAATTGCTAAAATGTAGTTAAGAGTTCTTTGACTTATTGAATTGGGCTTCGTAATCGGATAGGTACATCCATTTATATCCTCTATGTTTATTCATCTGATTTAAACAACATTTAGAAATGCTTTGATGTAAGAATCCATCACATTCTGCATTTTTGATGGAACTATAAATTTTGATATCATTACCCGTTAATGGTATTCTAACAATGGGGCGAACATACATTTGTCCCTTCTTGCATCTTTCTTTATGTGATTTAGACATTTTTATTAAAGATAGTGGATTATTTTGATTTACTTTACGCGTACACCATCGAAGATTATCTTTATGATTGTTTTTTGTATTTGTGTCTATATGGTCTATACATGGATATTTATTTGGATTTGGTATAAATGCTTCTCCAACTAATCTGTGTACTCTAGCATAACATATTTTACCCATTTTAGATAAAGAGCATTTATAATATCCATTTTGATTTATAGATAGATGTATTAACTTAGGTTTTTTAAATCTATCTTTTCCGCCTCTACCAGGTAAAATAAATCTTCCCAATGAGATAATCCGTCCAAAAGAAGATACCATATATAATCCTTCATATCCGATTACGTCCTTCCAAATTTCTCCTTCCAAGGAGATGCTCTTAATAAATTCTTCGTTTGTCATTGCTAACTAGTTTTAGTGATGCTAACATAGAAAAAAGAGGGAAGGGCGTTAGCGAACCCTTTTCAATAGGCTGATCACTCCTATCTATCCCGATGCAAAGATAGTAAAATTATAAAGAAAGGGAAAAGTTATGAGTTATTTTTTTAATCCTTATATGATGGGATATAATGCTAACCGTTTTAAAGGAGTACATAGACTTGACTTTGGAGGAATACCGTTTGTTCGGACATCTTCTGTAACAACAGACACGACAAATTCAGAGGTTATCTATGGTATTAACCCGTGTCTGTTCAGGCGATTGCCAAATCAAGGTATTTTGCTCTTGAGTGTAAATCATGTTCCTGCTGCCGGATCTGACGGGTATCTTGTTTCTGTGGCTACCACACTGACAAATACCACATCAACATCCACAAGCAAGGTTCCTTTGGTAAACGGTTCTGGAGATCAAATGCCATCAAGTGAGATTTCACAAGGCAATAAATACTTTGTCTATTACGACAAATGTAATGGGATATTTCAAGTAGTTAATCATATCGTTGCACCTGCTACTGCCGCACAGGCTAGAAGCACTGTAAAATGATATTAAAAAGTTAGAATAAGTATGTTTCAATCAATACGACAAGGACAGCAGTTTTTCATATTGCATAAAGGGGAAAACCCAAGATGTGATGTGGGCACTGTGGTAAGTGTTTCAAATCCTGTCCCTAAATATCAGAACGGATATACAGCATATCCTCTTCCGCAAAATGAAATGGTTGTGGATGTGAAAGTTAAGGTTGGAGATGATACTCTTGATTTTCAAAAGTTGCCAGCCAATCTTAGTATAGCAGACTTTTCCCAAGTAGGCGGAAATGTGGTTGTATCGGAAAGCAAGGATGCCATCAATGCAGAGATAGAAGCAATGAAAATAAGTAGTGTAAGGGTTGTGGAATCTGTGGAATACCATCAGAAAGTAATCAAAAGCTGCGATGAGATGCTTACAGCGTTGAATCCTGCATTTGCCGAGAAGGCGCAGCAGGACAAGGAGATGAAGGAACTTAAAGGTGAATTGTCACAGATAAAGGATATACTTGCACAACTTGCTGCTTCTGGTATAAAATTGCCTGACGTGCAACATGTAAACAATAATAATAACAACAACAATAAAAAATAAATACTATGGGTTGGAAAGTATATGGAATGGGCCGTAGCTTTGAAGGTGAAGATATGGACCGGGAATTAGAAAAAGCGTATAAAGAAGGTTATCGTGACGCTATGGAAGAAATGGAAGATCGCTATGGTGAACGTGGCGGACGTGGCGGACGAAGTGGAGGCGGTTATGGCGAAAGAATGTGGGATGATGATGATGAGTACGGAGAAAGACGCGGAGTCAAAGGTACTGGTCCTTACGCCAGACGTAGACGCTAATTAAATTGGTTTAAGCCCGTAGTGGTTTGCTACGGGCTATCTTTTTAAAAACAAAAGCTATGGAAAGAACGAGATTAGATGTATATGAGAAACTTCCTTCGGGAATGGAAAAATATCTTGCGGAACACGGATGGAACTTCTCTAAGAAATTATGTGAATATGCCGTTTCCAAAATGAAAGACAGGAACGGAAACAAAATACACCCGTATGACAAGGATCAAGTGGAAACATTAATGAAGCAATTCAATGTTGAGTTGAAGAATGATGTGGAATACAACAAGGTTTATGTATTGAATATGGTACGTGCCGACTATATGGGTTCATCCATAGTCAATGAGCAATATGCCTGTATGTTTGTAAAAGACTATCTTGACGATGTTGACGGAAGCCCTACCCGTGCTCTTGACGAGTATTACGCAAAGTGTATAGCCTGTGGAACACCTTTCTCTTGGGAGGATTATATCTGATTGCTATGGTACGACAAAGACTATACATTGAGGAATATGACTGGACGGTTGATGTATTCTATTCTGTGGATAAATACTCTTATTTAAGAGCGATATACAGACTGGAATATATTGGCTGTCCTTTTCATTTGCTGAACAGGATAACGGATAAGATAAAGACTGAAAAATACAATTACGGTGTAACGTATTCAAACAATAAGTGCACTGTAATCATTATCAGTCACAGTACGTCTGATGAAGAATTTATGAATACACTGGAGCATGAAAAACAACACATGATTGGTCATATAATTGATCATTATGGCATAAAGCCTTCATCAGAAGAAGCCGGATACCTTGCAGGATATGTAGGTGCTTTATTTACAAAACCTATAAAAGACGAGATTTGCGATTGTTGTAAGAAAAAACTAAAATAAATCATTATGAAAAAGATTTTTATGGCTATGATTAGCGGAAAAAGCAAAGAAGAAGTATATGATATGCTTAACGATTCGGAAAAGGAAATCCTGTTCGGTATTGCTCAAAGCATGGGAATGACACGGGTGGAAAGAAGAAAGATGAAAAGAAAATACGAAAAGAGAAGATAGGCTAACTGCCTATCCTCTCTCTTATTAGTTGAAACTTTGGTATAATTCAAGATTGTTGAAAACATAACACTCCTTATCCTTGATTTGAGGATACATATAAGAGGGAATATTCGCTATCTTTCGGGAATTACCCCAATATGATATTCGTTTGTCTATATCAAACAGAAGTTCTGGGGTATCATAGAACAGGTTCAGTTCTCCTGTTGTTTGTACATCTTCATCCCATTTGCCTTCATCACGGGCGATATATAGTTTAAAATTATTCATATTTCATGTTAAAATAATGGTCAAGTCTACTCCTGTATTCAGGAAATTCGTCATACATGAATTTTAATGTTCTCATGGACATACATTCTTTCTGTACTCCCTTTTGGTTTAACTCGCAAAATTGCCTAAATGACATTTTCTTATAAAAACTGGGTTGGTTTACCCATCTTGCAATCTGCACATATATGTTTGACATGGGATGAAGAACGTAATCCTTGTATCTCATGACATATCCAAGACATTTGTATCTCATAAGTATCTCTATCCTTTCAAACAGTTCAAGAATGTCTTTTATAAGCAACTCCCTGCTTGTACCAATTCCAAATCCGCAAAACAGATAAAGTTTGGTTGACTTGTCTGTAATGTTTCTCCATAAATCAAGTTTTCTTGAAATAACATCCTTGTCCTTTATATTGTCAAATGCAAATGTATAGTCACCGTAATATTTGCTCTTGGATAACATGGAAGCCCTGTTAGGAGTAAGAAGTCTTATGTCAAGACCCTGTTTGAACTGAAACTGTTTCCCAGTTGCTTGCAACTCTGTAAGGTCATCCTCCCATCCTGCATATCCAAGGAAATTATCATCAAGAAGTGATATTACCTTTCTGTCGCTGTCTAGGAAATCGGACAACTCCGAATATTTGAATACCTTGCTTTCGTTTCTGTTTACGCAAAACGGGCATTTTCTGAAACACCCCCTTGTAAGGAATCCTATGGAAAAATCGGTATAGGACGAATGATACGCCTTCAATTTACCTTTTCCCTTTATCGTTTCAATAAAGGAATCATAGATATGATAATCGGGCTTCTGTATTCCCCATGACAAACCGTTAAACAGTTCTGTGTTAGGAAGATCGTGCAAATCCTCATATCTTATGTCATTGAAGCTGTCATCATGAGCATTTTCCATATACCATCCCGTTCCTCCATACATCACACTTCCCTTATATCCATGTATGAAACTTGGTTCGTTTGTGGATGTAAACACCTTTGATACAGTAATAGCATTATAGGAATCAATATTGTTTCCATCCATCAATAATTCCGTATGGATACCTTTTGATTTAAGGAATGCGGACATTTTCATTATGGCAAGATTGGGAAATGTGGTTCCGTTATCCAATAAATCTGCATCAATTAATCCTACTTTCATATAAGTTTTCTTTTTATAAGAGTGTTTTCTACTTCCATCCAATCAACAAATGGTCTATTTGATAAGTTCACGTTATATTTCAACGGACATCCCAATGCCGCATCATCAATGTATATGTGACAATAAGGTTTGGGTGATGTAGTCCATGTGCGCTGTTCGGGATTCTCGTTTATACCGAACAAGGGAATGTTGTTGTCCATAAACCATTGTACGGCTTCCGACAAATACTTTCCTCCCTGTTTGTGTATGTTGTAATCATCGGAAGTCACCTCATCAATATCACTTCTCATGGTAAACAGGATAAGTTCGTGTCCGTTATCAACCAATTTTCTCAATACAGGCACGGCACCTATGTCCTTGCCGATTTTAGGAAAGTCGTGTGTCACGACCGTTCCGTCAAAGTCAATTCCTATAATAGCCATAATTATTTGTTATGTAATTTATCATATATTTCTCTTACCTGTTTATACCTTTCTTCCTGCTTCTTTGTGAACGGCATGAAGGAATGATTTAACCACCGACATATATAATAACATTTATCATTGGAATAATCAGTTTCATCAATATTAATAAACCAATCAACGTCATTCCTCATTTCTCTTGCAGAAATAAAGGCGTCAATAAGTTTTGGATATTTTATAAGTCCTATGTAATTACTATTTAAATTTGCTTTCGGGCAAACAATACATCCAACTCTTTTGCAATAATCATATTCGGGATTTATAGGTAATGAATATTTATGGATATAATCCCATACATCCTTATCCGTCCAATCTATAATAGGCTTTAATTGTATGATGGAAGTGGCACCAATAGACTGACAATGTTCTTCAAAATAGGAATCAAACAATTCTTTATTTTTCTTTAAAGTCGTTTTGTTTTTCGCTTCAAATGCCGTCCTATTACTCCTACTCCTACTTTCAGCTTTCCTTACTCCCGTAATACTGCACGCATCCACATATTTAGGATTGTGCTTATAATCCTTGCAACAATAAGCTATTTGTACAGTAGGAAGGATGGATTTGTGGTTTTTCCATATATTTTGTATGAACCCGAATTTGTAATCACGCCTCCATATTACATCGGGATAGTTTTCTTTTATAAAACTTAATGTAATATTACTTTCAAAGGCATGGTTGAAAAAGGCTTTGAACGGTATTCCGGCACGTTTGCAAAGGTCATAACATACCTGACTATCTTTTCCTCCCGAAAACCCCAAATGTACTTGCAACCCCATTGTTTTAGCTATCTTACTGAATTTTTGTATTCTAGTAATGGCTAATTGTTCTTTTTCATCCATAACCATCTGTTTATCTATTATTTCTTTCATACTAATTCAATTATAGCCTTCTTTAAATTAACAAATAAAGGTATTGCTGACATACCCCCATTGCAATCCAACTGTCTTAAAGAGGGGACAACCTCTCCGTTATCATCAATATCATAATCTGCAATATAGGCTAACTTCTTCGCTTCGGGAACTAATATCCTTTCATGAGCCGGGACCGTTATACAGACTTTGCTTCCAACAGGGAATCCTTGGTTGGATTCAATGTACTCCTTTTCCAACTGAATTTTCTGATTCTTCAATTCCCTTATTTTTGAATCAATATCATTTTTCTTTGTCTGAAATTCTTCTTTGTTCATTTTTGTTCCTGTTTTGAGGGTTATTCACTATCGTATTCTGATATGATTTCCAAAATATCGCTTTGTATTTTTTCATCAGTTAGCATGTGCTCAACTAATTCTTTTAGATGCGATGGTCTGGCTATAATACACTTCGCTATGTCATTGTTATCGGTAGCCATTATTATAATTCCACCTTCATGAGTCTTAGGTAGGCGTACTGCCATTTCTTTAGCAAATGCCTCTACGTCTTGAATAAATTGACTTTTCATATTAGTTCCTTTCTATATCGTATTACGTTAATTGATTTAAAATTTCTCTTCGAATAATTTCCCTTGCGCTAAATCTGAATAACCCTTTCTTTTGCTCATGAAAATCCGCAATAGGTATTTCGTTTATATAGTAATAGAAAGCTTCGTAACCGTCTGCAAAGTTGCGAGCAAGAAACCCATTAGGGTGAGTGTTCATATATCTTTCAACGGCTATTATCATTCTTTGAGCATAACCGGGAAACATCTTAAACTCTAATTGCATCTGCTTGTAATTGCAGAGAGGACAGCCGACACAACCGTGACGGCTCAAATTATATGGAGCGTCATAATACTTTGAATATGGTAATCCGTATTTTCGAATATAGCTCCAAACATCTTCTTCTGTCCATGTGAGGATAGGAAGAATATGTTTTGCGCCTTTCATCCATTTTCTTGTATCACACTGCTCCGGCTCATAATCTTTTCGATTTCTACTTTCGGCAGCTCTCATTCCTTCAATACTACGTTTGCCGATACCATATCTTTCTTTCAGTCTTTCACAACAGAATCGTCGGAGCCGTGAAGGAAGTCCTTTTTCTTCAACTAACTGAAAGAATGACTTTTCAGGGTGTATTATCCTCACTTGCGGATAGTGTCTCTTTATAAAGCTAATCGTGCCCGGTGGATCTACTGTGGTGTTAGCGTAGATCGCATTATACTTAATGCCTGCACGTTCAGCTAGGTCAAGTATAACTACACTATCCTTACCTCCTGAGAATCCGAGTGATAGCAGATCGTCACGTTCCATACTGCGAAGGAAGTCTATTGCTTGCTGCTCTTTCTTGTTCATTTCTTACTTGTTATTAGTTAATACAAATATTCTTCTGGATCATATCCTAATTCGATAATCTCCTGTTTCAATTCATTGATATTACGTTTCCATCCCAGACGATCTCCTTTGACTTCCGGGTCATTATTGTCAAGCATGAGCTGAATATCCTTTATCTCTTCGATTTTATCTTTAACTGAATCATCGGTTGAGTAACATTCAGGACATAGCATCTTGCCTTTATTCAATTCTGATTCACGAGTAGAATTTAATTCTACCCATTCTCCGCATTTACTGCATGGTACTGGCATTTCCATAATATTCCTTTTCATTCTTTTATAAATTCAAGTTTGTACCCTAAATACCCCGATTTACCTTCCGCATCCATAGCCCGTCCTGTCAAGTTACCATAAAGTTCATCCATGATAATGTAAAATATTACTTTGGGCAATGGTTTTTGCAGATATTCAATGTACACATTAAATAATTCATGCTTTGGAGTTACCGTTTCGATTTCTCTGAAACATTCGGTTATCGGACGAAAATCAAATCCATTCTTCTTTGGGTTGGTCAATAGTTCCTTATAGGCAGCTATAAGACCAGGAGATAAGCGTATTGTTTCACTCATTGCTGTTCAATTTTAATTATACACAAGCTAAATGACCATAGGCACATTTCGACATATTATTATGCTTATTCACATGATTTACAAAGTCTTCCAAAGGAACAGCATCTATCTCTCCTCTTGCTTTTACAATGGGAGCGCCGCCACCAGTGATACTTACTTGAACAGTGTCCCAAGAAACGTACTTCTGACATTCTTTGGTCAATTCACTTTCTATTACTGCCAGTCGAGCAAAGGTGGAGTTATATTCTCCAGCCAATTTTTCTATCTTATTCATATTTATATCGTTATGAAGGTTTATTAATTACCAAGTCGCACTCAGGTGCCCATCCTAAAGATTTCGTACCATCCCATACATTGTATAACCATTCATCCACATATCCCTTTTGTGGATTAAAATTAGGGTATTAAGGAACAAATTGACACCATTACAAATAGTTATAACAAATGGTTATACTTGTTCCATATTTCAAGTTGCTAAGATAACAAAAAAGGGGGTGTGGTTATGCTCCCTTTTTAGTTTGATCCCAATTTATCTTCCATCCTATTTTTAGATATAATATAATGAAGAAATATCCAATGAGAGAATAAGAAATAATATCTGCTATAGTATTTATTGTTGGAGTTACTATACTAAAATTAAACAGTCCGATAATTAACATACAAACTTTTAAAACACATCCAACAAAGGCTATTAATGCTGCTGTTCCAAATTTTACAATCTTCAT